CAACTAATCATTATTTTCCCACCGCCAAACAGCGCGATACCTTCATAGCGAAACACAAGAAAGAAGAGCCAAAGATAGATGTTCATGAAATGCGTCGTAAAGTGAGACTATGGTTCAACGGCGAATTAGGCGTATCTTTAGATAACGAACGTATTAAAAAGATTTATGAGGTTATCTATACGGATTTGAAACGTGAACCCGAAGGATGCACGAATAAAGCGATAACGGTTTGCCACGCATGTTATCATTGCATAGGGAGCGACGGAAGATGTTACGACGCGAACTGCCGTAGGTATTGTGAATCAACACAAACCAAACTCACTATATCAATAGGCGACAAAGAATTCATCGTAGACAAACACGGCTACCTGAAACTAAAGTCATAGCCGTTCGTTTTTCTCTCCCTACATGCTACCCAAACAAATCCTCTTAGAATACGCCAAAACACCGGATCAACGCCGGGATAATCTGGCGTACATGGAGAGGGAAGAGGGAGTTGCGAAGGTTGAAAAGGCAAAGAGTAGCTTATTGTCTTTTGAATGCTATGTAAATAACGACTACTCACCAAACTGGCACCATGAATTAGTAAGTGGCGTGCTTACTAAGTTTGCTAAGGGTGAGATAAAAAGGTTAATCATTCAAGAACCCCCGGCTCACGGCAAGAGTCAACAGGTATCACGCGACCTACCACCGTACATCTATACGCTGAATCCAAACGCGCGAGTTCTGGGATGCTCCTATGGAGACGATCTTTCCGTGGATATGAATAAGGATATTCGGAAGATAATGGACTCCGAAGAATATACACTGTTAACTGATGCTTGTTTAGGTGGAACTCGCAATGATAACAAATTAGAAATCACGAGCCGATCCGGTAGGTATAAATACAATGGGGTATACATTAATGCCGGAGTAGGTGGTGCGATCACAGGAAAGCATTTTAATTTTCTTATTATAGACGACTATTTTAAGAACTATGAAGAGGCCGAATCTGTAACGTATCGTGAAAAGATTTGGAACTGGTTCTCAACTGTTTTCTATTCACGTAAACTGCCGGATGCCGGAATATGTATAACGGCAACTCAGTGGAATAATGACGATCTTATAGGAAGATTAAAAGAACTTGAAAATCGTGACCCGAACGCAGATAAATGGACAGTTATATCCCTGCCTGTTTTTTGCGACTATCCGAACAACGATAAACCTGAATACGATAAGAGAGAAGAAAACGTATACGGTTCGCATGGTGAGGTTCTTTGGAAGAATAGATTTCCCTTTGAGTCTGTAATGGCTACAAAAGCCACGATGACATCCTACCAGTTCTCCGGGCTTTATATGCAGAACCCAACGGCACAAGAGGGAAACGCGGTTAAACGTGAGTGGTACCAGCCGTTAGTATACTCAATAAATCCTTCCGACGTTGTAACGGTGAGATTTGCTTATGACATAGGGTTCAGCGATTCGATCACAAGTGACTGGACTTGGGGAAGTCTAAAGGCTAAAATGAAAGACGGCTCCTGTATTACTCTTTGGCAACACTTCGGGCATTGGGAAAATAAAAAACGACGTGAAAATATAGCGCAAATAGGGCTACAGGTGAAAAAGATGATGGAAGATGAATTCCCGAACGCTACATGGTATCTAACCGAAGAGGCCGGGGTTGGAGCAGGGGTTGCGGTTATCCGGGAAGACATACAATATTTGATAGGTAAAGGTCTTCCGGCACATGCTATGGAGATAAAGAAACAGCCTAAGACCGTTAGGTCTGTTCAATATAGGGGAGCGTGTGAGAATGGAATGACAAAGTTCTATGCAGGTGGACAGTTTGAGCAATACGGTTTTAGCGACGGAATTAAAGAATGGATTAACCCGTTTTTGAATGCCGCAACTCAGTTGCATTACTCAGATGACGGGTTGGAATTCAAAGGCGGCAAAGATGATATGGTGGACGCAGAAGTAATGGCACATGACGGACTATTAAAACACTTTGAAGATTTCAATATCACAATCATAGACGACATTCCCGACGAAAACGAATGGAGCAATTAGCTGACTGGACTGAGATAAAAGATTCTATAAGTGATTCCACTATACGTTCGCGCCCTCTCACGCGTGATGAGTTAATACACGTCGAAAGGCAGCTTTGGAGTGATACTATGAGTAGGGAAAAACAGGTATCTGAATATTCCAACGATACCGAAATTCATTTCCTTCCGCAATCCTTCCCGAACACCTCTATCATATCCCGCGACCCAACTACAATGAAGTATGCTAACGAGGCATACGCACGTAACAGTATTGTAAATGAGTGCGTGGGGATAAGGGTTGAAGCCTTACAGTCTGCACCTATGAAGGTTTACGACGCGAAAGATCACAAAAAAGAATTACCAGATTGCCACCTGCAACATATTCTGAATAATCCAAATCCGGTATTAGATCAAACAGCTATGCTGTTGTACTTGGAAGCATATTTAGACGTAGGCGGGAACATGTATATGCATAAGGTAAGGGATGGGTATGGGATAATGTCTCAACTATATCCGTATCATGCCTCTCAAATGACCCCGGTTCTAAGGGATGGAATTTGGATTACAAATTACTTATACGATAACTGGGCGGGTTGGAGAGCCGATATTGAAGCGAAAAACATTATACATTTCCGATGGAATTCCGTTAATTTTCAAAAGACTTGGCTATCAGATTCACCTATTCTTGCAGTAGCTAAAGAGATTGATATTGATAACGAAAGTGCCGAAATTGAAATCGCTACGTTGTTAAATGGTATGGTAGTTCCGTTTGCTATTATACCCGCCGCTGAGACAGTGGGGATCGGTAAACTTATGACCGACCAACAGATCAAATTTCAATTAGAAAAACTTAGAACCCGTTACGGGGGTAAGAATAGGGGCAACGGAATGATTCTTAACCCCGGTACGGATATTAAGCCAGTAGGTGTATCCCCTAAAGATTTCGGGAATTTGACCAGTAGGCAAATATCCGAAACCCGTATCCCCGCTGTTCTGAAAATTCCGCTTACGTTAACCGGACTCGCTGTTTCGATTAGTGCAACAGCTTTAGACAATCATTCAACGGATGTACAGACGTTTGCTCAACGTACGATTTCCCACATGGGAAAAATTGCAAACACATTCAACCAGTCATTCAAAGATGAACAGTTTGAAGACGGCAAGGGCAGTGATTTCTTTATTGCTTTCGATACAAAACAAATGCCCGCTCTGCAAGAAGTGGAGTGGCAGAAAAGAAAACAAGTATCGGTAGACTACACAAGCGGAATCCTGAAATTAGACGAGGCGCGTTTTGAATTCGGATTGCCGCCGGATGATACTGGGAAGGGCGGAAAATATTCTTTTGAGAATATGCCTGTTCAAATAAAATCTTCAAGCGTTACCGAGTGATGGATTACGAAAACATTGAACATAATGCAGAACTCAGAGTTACCAAAGAGAACGGATTCTTTAAGGTTGAATATAAGAATCCGGGTTCGCGGGAATTTGAATTCTTTATAGGCTCCTTCGATCACTTAGCCGCAGAGCGCGAAGCGGATAACATTTCAAAAGTGATTCACGATGAACCGAAGCGATATAAAACCGAAGGACACAATCCGCAGAAACGACCGAAACCACAATACATAAGAGACTGGGAAGATGATTGAAACGAAATGGAGCACTCTTACGGAAAAGGATTTTCAGGAAATGAATGTTCATTTTCCGGTGCATAAATATCGTAAGGGCAAAACGGGCAAACTTATTTTCTCGGAAGTGCAGGGGATTTGAAGAAATAAATGAAAAATTACATTTACTTGGATAATGCCGAAACTCTCCCCTAAAAACGATTTCACTATCACTATAAAAAAGGCCGTTCATCTCATAGAGATTCGGAGTGGTGAAATTCTATCATGCGATGCAATCGAAAAGAGAATAAAGCGCGAACAGTTAAGGGCTAAAAAGCCCTATGGTAGAATCCTCATTTCCGAATCTTCCTTCAAAAAGTTACTCCTAACTTACCCCAAAAAGGTTATAGGATAACCGACAAAAACCGACACGCCTTAACTATTCGGTAATAAATATTCTTTTCATTACAACCGTAATGAAAAAAGAAAGAATCGTCGTACCAATTAAGGAGTTTTTATCCGAAGATACTTCGGATGGGCGCGGTACTTTTTCAGGCTATTGCAATCTTAAAGGTTACCTTGAAGAGCGATACGGTTCTATATTTGTAGAAGGTTCTTATGCCGAAACAATACCTATTTTTGTAAGAGAAGGATTTGTTGCCGATTCTCACGGCGCGGCTTTAGATGGAGATTACACGGTTCTTACAAGCTACGGTACGGTCATAGACGCACGGGAAGACTCAAAAGGACTATTCTTTAAGGGCAAATTCCATTCAACACCCGAAGCGCAAAATCTCAGAACTATTTGCAGGGAGCGCGCCGATGACCAGAAGACGGTTGGGATGTCTATTGGTTTTTATACACTTGAATCCTTCCGTGTTTTTCCGAAAGATTATGATAGGGTTCTCAAAAACTATCTATCCCCCGAATATTTACAGCAGGGATTAGAAGCCGCGAAGGATTTCAGTTCAATCCTTATCCGAACAAAAGTACAAATTTTCGAAAACTCACTAACGCTTATGCCCGCAATGGCTCCGGCGTTGGTTAAAGAAGTCCAGTCTATGAAAGAAACACTCGGCAAGTATTTAGGTGACTATGTTGAGAATTCCATGTCACTCCAACAGGTTACTGTGTTGGTGGACGCTCTTTACTGGAATGCCGCATATACCGCATTCTGTAACGATCAAATGAGCACCGAAGAGCGCCGCGCTTTATGGGCGGGCGCGTTACAGGAATTCATGGATTACAACCTACAAATTTTTGATAATCACGAATCATGGGAAGCCGGAGAACCCGCGAGTGACGAAGAGCAAATGTCACGAAAAGAATCCGGTGAATTTCTTCAATCCATGTTTTGTGACCCCAAAGTTTTCTCCCCGTTAAAGGGGATGTTCATGAAAGAGCACGAAGCGGCTGTTCTTGGTGCAGTCAAATCGTTTCTCACCCGTCAGATGTCTCTTGCGGAATCTAACGGAAGGAAAAAACAAACATTATCCGGTAAATCAGTATCCAAAACCAATCACGCGGCTTTGAAAGAAGTCAGTTCAATGATAGGTGAGCACTGTAGCGGAATGACCGAATGCAAGCAATCTCTTGATGATTTCTTGGATAAGCACGATCCGAATAAAACCGAAGATGATGCAGAGACAGAATCGCGGGCTTTAGCTTTGAGAGCAAAGTTATTGCAACGCAAATTTTCACAACCTATTTTAAATTAACCAATGGATTATTCATTGATTTCAGACGGGGATTTAGGAATTCAGCTTAAAGCAAAAGAAGCCGAAGCCCTTGCACTACTTACACCAAAAGAAGGGGAGACGCTTTCCAGTGTAAACGTAACGAAAGCCGGAGAGATTGACGCTGAATGCGAACTGATGAGAGGTGAACTCGATAAGCGCGCTAAAAATGCATCCGACGCTCAAACACTTCGTGCGAAAATTCAGACGGATTCGGCAAATCGTAAACAGCCTGTAGGGGTTTTACACCAACCCACAGCAGAACCGGAAGTTAAATTCTTGCACAAATACGCTCATAAACTCGAAGTTTATCAGGGGCGCGAAGAAGATGCTTACAAGGACGGACTATTCATTCTCGGGGCACTCACTCAAGACCCCGACGTTCGCAATGAGCTTCGTTCTAAAGCCAAAGAAAAGTACGGAATGGAATTCCTTGCTTTGGCCGAGGGTGTGAATTCAACGGGTGGTTATTTAGTACCTGTTGGATTCTCAAATACAATCATTATGCAACAGGAAGCATACGGCGTTGCACGTGCAAATGCCGATGTCATTACTATGCCGAATGAGATTTACAGGGTGCCGCGTCAACGCAACGGAATTTCAAACAACATTACTGCCTACTGGGGTGGTGAGAATGTTTCAATGACCGATGCTTCTATGCTTTGGGATCAAACAGAGTTAAAAGCAAAGAAACTCTACGCACTTGCAAAGTACTCTAATGAGTTGAAGGAGGATGCTATCATTGATATGGCAGATCGTATCGCTAAGAGCGCCGCCATTCAGCTTTCGTACAAGGAAGATCAGGCGTGGCTTAATGGAGCGGGTGAAGCTACGAACGGAAATATTCAAGGTATCATAACGGGTATCGCAGGTATTTCTTCTGCTAAAGGAAAAATTACTTGTGCATCTGCAACAACGTGGGCGACCGTTACCGATGCGGATATAATGAGTGCACTTGCTGTAATCCCTGCATTCCCCGGAATGAATGTAAAGATTTACTGCCATAAGTCTGCTTACTATCAGGTATTCCGTAGGTTGGTTCGCGCGGGTGGTGGAAATACTATCGTTAATTTGGCTGACGGCGGTTCAATGTTTAATTATGACGGTATCCCCGTTATAATGACGCAGGTTCTTCCTTCGGCTACTGCAACGAACACCGTGTTCGCCGTTATCGGTGACCCGAAAATGACAACGATGTTCGGAGAACGTAGGCAGATGACCGTTCAGCTTTCCGATCAGGCCGGAACCGCTTTCACGGACGATCAGACTTGGGTTAAGATCACGGAAAGAATTGACATTAATAATTTCTCTTTAGGTGATTCTTCACTTGCCGGAGGAATGGTAACCTTACAGACACACTCATAATATAAGGAGAAAATAACAATGGATTTCATGCAAGCTGATAAATTCGTAAATATTGTACCACCTGCCGTCGCATTGAATGCGGGTAGCGCGGTTGTCAATAGCTACGTTGACGGCATAGGGTTCGGACGTGCAACATTCATTATTCAAGCGGGAGCGGTCGGTGCAGACATGACCGCGTGTAAGATTCAGGAGTGTGAAACGTCGGGCGGTTCCTATACTGATATTACCACATACGGAGCGGGTACTACATTTAAGACCGCAACGGATGCGAACGGGTTACAGATTATCTCTTTCCAGATTAACGGAACAAGGATGAGATTCTTCAAGCCAGTTCTAACGGCAGGTGCAGCGAGTACATATCTTTCTGCTATTTGTATTCTTTCGGAAGCTCAACAGGCTCCTTACGATGCAACTACGCGTGGATTATTGTACAACACAATATCTTAAATGACAACGACGGGCGGGGTAACTCCCGCCTGTTTATAAAAATGTATAATGAGTCAAGCTACATTTGCGAATACGAATTTTTGCACCGTTCCGGATGTAAAAGGCTTTTATACGAATTCCGATCTTTTGATGATGGTATCCGCGAGTTCGCCGGATATTGATTCAAGAATACTGGGGTATATTAATAATGCAAAAGATATTTACTTAAGACAACCTCTTATTGAAGAATGCCAGAAGAAATTTCTTACAAAAATTGATGACTGGAGAGCGTTCAAACGTGCACAAATAGACGAACGACTACAGGAGTTAAAACGAGATATGGAGATAGCCGATAAAGCGGGCACATTTCCATTGAGAGGTTTTATAGGATACGACGGACAGTTCTTTGATATAGGCGATGTAAATAACTTTACGAAGCCGGGGACATTCTATTTCGATGGAGTTCCGATTAGTGGGACGACCGGGACATACGCCGGAAGTGCAGATACCGGGGATATACTTTTCAATACGCTGACAGATTTAGGGTATATCAATAGAGGAACAAAATCTTCCCCGACATGGGAGAGATTTATAGCGGATGATGGAATAGACTTCATTCTAAATCCTACTGAGTTAAAATGGAGTGCGATATTCGCAACCGGAATACTAATGTCAGGGGATGGAATGTTCCGCAATAGAACCAATTTTCAAGACCCGGTAAACGTAAATTTTTCCGCTACCGCAAAAGACATTTGCGAACGCGACTATAAGAGCGCATTAAAAAGAGCGTTGTCGCTTATAAATTTTAACATTTCAGGTAGCGGCACAATGACCGCGTATGAACTTGGTGTAGGGGATAATGAGATAGTAATTTTTTAATAAAAACGAAATGGATATTTCACCGGCATTTCATCAAAACTCAGACGGAACATTGTCGTTAAATGTTCGCAGTGACTATTCAACCCCTATACCGATCACAAGCGGCGGAACCGGGGGTTCTACTCTGACGACCGGACAACTTGGGTTAGGAATCCAAAATGCAAGGTTAAGCACGAATTATACGAACGCCACAACCTCACTAACGGATGTTACCGGGCTTTCTTTTGCTATTGCGGCAAGTGAAATATGGACGGCGCGTTTTGCATTGAAGGTTAACGGAGCGGATGCAAACGGACTAAAGATTGCAATTGCTATTCCTTCGGGAGCGACTATTTTAGGAATGGTAAACGGGAATGTGGCAACGGTGACCGCCTATTCATCGGATATTATTTCAGCTTCGGCAACGGCGGGAATCGCTTTTGCCACAAGTAGCGCAACGGGCTCGGTTATCATTGTAGATTTAACCGTCGTTAATAGTACCACTGCCGGAACGGTTCAGCTACAAGCACTCAAAGTAACCTCGGGAACGGCGACTATTTACGCGAACTCGAACATGATTGCCAACAGGGTATCGTAACCAGATTTTTGTTTTTATCTCAGTATTTGATGTGAGAGTCGGATAGTGGGGTAATTTTCAAACGGGAGTCGTAAGGCTCCCAAAATTTTATGAACTTTACAATTAACGTTTCGCAGTTCAACGATCTTTCAACGCAGATAAGAAAATTTGCGAATACTGAGGGGCTAAAAATTGCGGCTATGTATGTAAAGGAGCAGGAAAAAATCCAAACTTCAATAGGCAGGGATTTTGAAGGAAGGCCGTTCGCTCCTTATAAAAGGAGCACAATCAGACAGAGGAGACGTTTGGGGCTGAGAACAGATAAGGTTAACCTCTGGGTGACGGGCACGGTATCTAATTCTCGTTATTTTGATTCAACTACAAAGGAATTAAAGTACCCGTACTTAACAGAGCCGATAGCCGGATACCTACAGGAAGGAACTCGTACAATGAGAGAGCGTGAATTCGTCGGGATTTCTAAACTGGATGTTCCTGAGATCGAAAAAAGAGTTGGTTCGGCATTGCAAGCTAAATTTTCATGAATCAACAGGCTTATGATATAGCGGATGCCCCGGCTCAAAGAGTTATAGAAGATGTTCTTTATGCACTACGTTCTTTGAAAACAATTTCCGGGCAAAATGTTTTTAATACCGTGCTTCCCGCTGTCCAGTATTCTTTCGCAGAGGGGTTAGAGGATTCGCTCCCCGCCGCGTTTGTGTATTTTGGTGAAGAGGCCGAAGGATATAATACAGCTTCGCAATTTGATGAGATGTATTTTTATCCGTTCCTTGAAGTGCTTTTCCTATTGTATATACCGAACAATAATGACGGCTCATACCCGGATGTGCATAGATACCAGTTAGCTCTTCATAACTTGGTTATACAAAACCTGAGAGTGCCAACGGATGACATATTGAATGGCATACCGTTTCAAAAAAACATAACGACAGGTAAGGAGCTTTGGGAATTCAGGGAACCGGAAGAGGATGGATTTAGGAGCGTAGTAAGTCATAGGTTTGACGTTAGAAATAAATGGATTGAAAATGGCAGACCTGTTAAAGATTGGTTTTATCTTTCTTCAATACGGATAAGAGTACAGGTAAACAATATTAATGCAGAGTCATAAAACCATAGGTTTAGGCGACCCGAAAAAAATCGCAATCGCAATGAACGGGCACGGAATCGGTGACGATATTTCGGCTATGCCTGCCATTGCTCAAAAGATTTCAGAGGGCTACGATATTACGGTTTTCTGTAAAGGGTTTTCACAGAAGTGCTGGACTTCTCTCGGATGTAAAGTGTGCCCTTCGGTGTCGGATAAAGGCGAAGAGTTTTTCAAGTTCGGAGCCTTTATCGGTGAAACGTTTGAAGGCAACTGGGAAGTAATTAACCTGAAAAATGAATTCGGAGTAATCTATGAATTGCCTCAATGGAGCGTAATGAATTCCGATAGCGGGAATGTTTTTTATCGTAATCGAATCCATGCCTTCGCTGAATTGATAGAAACAACAGTGCCGGAATCGTTTTCGTGGGTAGATGCACTTAGGCCACAAAAGAAATTAGGCGAGTATGTTTTATTCGCACCTGATTCCGCTTCTACAAACAGGACGTTTGTTTCTCAAAAGAGATTATATACGGATTTGAAAAAGAGATTTCAAGTGGTAGTCTTTGGGCAGCATGCTTTATACCATAAAGGCAAGAAAGTTGCTCTGCCGAGATTCGGAAAGAAAGATCGTTTAAGGGTTGCATTCAGTAAGATAAAAACCGTACTTGCTAATAAAGCGATTGCGCTTTGGAATAAAAACATTGACCGTGACAAGTTTTTATGTTCAACGTTTGATGAATTCTTAGCTTACATTTACAGTGCTAAATTCGTAGTTGCAACGGATAACGGCGTAATGAATACGGCGAGAGCTTTGAGTGTACCCTGTATTGCTGTTTTCGGAAGCACTCCACAAATAGCCGCTACGCAATATGACAAGTTTAATAAAACTCCGCGAGAGATTATTAAATGCGAATCTTCGGAAAAGGGAATTGACATTTCAGATAACATAGATTTTATTTTAGAAAGAACAACACAATGGCAGAGACAGCACATAATGGCGTAGTTGCCTCACATGAACCCGGTAGTAGGTTCGATAATATACGCATCGTTCCGACGAACCTTGCATGGGATCATAACGATTCTATCTGCCCCGGTCTTCGAGACGAGGGCTTAGTTGAGTGGCGGCCTATCGTTGGTACTGATATTGCCAACAGGGATAAACCGTTCAATCATGAAATTGTAGCGACGTTTACAACTGAACAGATGAAGCCTTTGTATATGAGGAATTACGTTCAGTTGTCACGTATCATAGTTGATGCAAGAATGCAAATGATAGGCGGCGGTTCTGCATCTATCGGTTGGTTAACGTTCCGCGATAACCTTGCCGCATTAGGCGTACAGGCTACGGAAACAACTTCGTTAGCTTTAGGATTTAAGGCAACAATCGGAAAGACGGCCCAAACCGTTCTTACATTGAATTCTTATATCACATCCGCTCTTTCAACCGATGAACTGGACAAACTTTTTACAGAGTCAACATCTGGTATGGCGGCGGGTACGGGTGGAGCTTCGTACGGACTCACTCCAGAGGCATACGATAAATCAAGTTTGATTGTGCCCCCGTTGGATTATGTTTCAATAACAAACTCCGTTGGTACAGCTAAAGGCGGTAAACTCGGCATGGATTCGGAGATTACTTTTGAGACATACGCCGGAGCACCCGATGGCAGAAATAGGGCACTTGCTCAAGGAATTCGTATCGGTGGTAAACTGATTATCATTGACATGAATAAAACTCAGTTGAAGGCACAACTCACCGACTGGCGCGAAGACGTTGCTTCATTCACCGTAGGAGATAAAAGCGGCAATACATACGTCATGACATTAGGCGCGGCCTCTATGTCTCCTACCGGAAGGATGTCGGAGAAGCCCGGAGATTCATGGGTTGAGGTTGAAATTAAGGGCGACGTACCTATGAACCCGAACGATATTACCGATACTACCTTCATGGATTGGGGTACTACAAATCCCAAAATCGTTACTTTGAAAGGAAAGGCCGGGTACAATTAATGCAGTATCAGGATAAACGAACAGGCGAGAAAGTAGAGATTGAAAAGGTGTCCGGTTTCCATAACGGAATAACTATACCGGACATACATCCCTATTTCGTAAAGCATCCGAATGGAGATAACTATTATATCTCCGAAGATCGGCTAACGGCACAATTCCAACCGATAAAGGTTGCGAAGGAAGAACCGAAGGAGTAATGTTACGTACATAGTATTTATGCAAAAGCGGGCGGGGCTTAATAGTCCCGCCTTTTTATTAAAATCAAAAATCAATTTATGGCATTTACACCGAGACCACCGAAAGAAGTTAAGCAAAGGGAGTTCACAGAAGTGCAGTTCGTGTATGGTAAAGACTGGACGTGGAAAATCCCGAATTATTTTCTCGTTTCTGAGATTGCAAGAATCCGGCAAGTGCCGTACACTCACGCTCATAATTTCTTAGTAGCGCAACTCAACAGCCCTACTCCGATAAATGGAGTTCAGCGCGAACCCTCTATGATAATGAGCAAGCAGGAAGAGGCCGCTGAACTTGTTCTTAGAACTTTTGCAGAACAAAAAAAGACAACGAAGATACTGCCGGATGATAAAATGATTGCATCTGTTCTCGACAGGTTTTTAAACAATATCGGTGAGAACGAACAGAGCTATGAAGTGTCAAAAGAACAATTAGATTTAATCTGCACTCCGAAAGACGGCGCACCCAAATTAAGTACTGTATTCGACATAGCGGATAGGGGGTTAATGCAGGATGCTATAAATTTTTTCTATACGAATCCGGACGGTATGACGAACGACAAAGAAGAGCAACCGTTACCAGTGAGCGATTCTGGCAACGAAGAAAAGATTTCCGAGACAACGACAGAAGAGGTTTCCACCTAATAGATAAGGGCGAGAAGGAATTCGTCTCTGTTGATGAATTTGTACCGCCTGAATACAGGGATTTAATAATCGCTTCTCAGTGCGCTAATTCTTATGAAGAATATCAAAATCTGAAAAGCGAAGACATAGAAGATTTGATGGAATACCTCTGCTTAAAGAATGCGGCAAGCAGTCAGGAAAAAGTGAACAACGGAATAAATATGGAGACAAGTAAGGATGGCTAACCCTAATGTAACTCTGAAATTCGGAGCGGACACTTCCGACGTTGATAAAAAATTAAAAGCGATTCCTACGAAAGCGTATGATTCGCAGATAAAAGCATATGAAAAATTTCAGTCTCAGGAACGTAAATTAGCTGAAAAACAGGATACATATCTACTCAACCTAAAAAAGAATTCTCTATTAAAAGCGAATGCCGAGGAAGATAAGTCTTTCAAACGTCAACAGACTCAACAAAATAAAAGAGCACAACAGGAAGAAACAGCCGCGAAAAAATCAGAGCAGTTAGCAAAGAAAACATCCGATACGTGGCAAAAGGAAATTGATAAGTTCACAAAATTTCATAAGACACATTCCGATAAAAGGGTTTCTCAGACAGAAAAAGCATTAGCCAAAGAAGAGCAGTTAGCAAAAGCACATGCGCTGAAACTTCAAAAATACCATAACATGCTTGTGAAGAACTCCCTTCCTCAAGGCGACAACCAAAGAGGATTCAGGGAAATGATTACGGGCGCGATTGATAAATCCGGGGTGGGTAGTTCTTTGGGTAGTGCAGGGATGTTTCTTAAGGGTGGTGGTGCATTGGCAGGTGGAATAGCCCTCACAACATTGGCAGTGAAAGAATCCATTGCGGCATTCTCTTCATACGAAGATGCAATGGCAGACCTATCGGCCATTACCGGAGTGAAGGGTAAATCATTAGATGACTTGGGCGAGAAAGCTAAAGAAATGGCAAAGGAATTCGGTGTATCAGTGCCGGATGCTGTTGGGGCTTTCAAATTAGTTATCAGTGCGTTGGGGCCGGATATTGCCAAAGATCAAAAGGCTCTGGCTGAAATGTCGCGGGATATTCTATTACTTGCAAAAGCATCTGGTACGGATGCAACCGAAGCGTCCGCTTCTCTCACTACAACGCTGAACCAGTTTGGCGGGGCTACATTAAGCGCGAGTGAACAAGCTAAGGAAATGACCCGCATCATGAATGTAATGGCCGCAGGAGCCCTACAGGGAGCCGCAGAAGTGCCGGATTTAGCGGCGGCAATGGCAGAAGTCGGTACGGTCGCTCATTCATCCGGTTTGTCAATAGAACAAACCACGGCAGATATTGAAATACTGGCAATGAACGGTATTAAGGGGAGTGAAGCCGGAACGAAGCTCAAAGAAATGCTTATGCACTTGGGTGACGCTTCCAAAGAGGCAAAAGATGACCTTGCCGGAATGGGATTATCCATAAGGGATGTGAACCCTGCAATCGTAGGGCAAGAAAGAGCACTCGCAACACTACGCGAAGGGCTTGCCGGAGTCCATGACACCCAAAGAGAAGGTGAGATAATGGCGCACCTTTTCGGAGAACGTGCAATTATCGGAGCGCGTATTCTTATGGACGCTACGAAAGTAGTTGACGGACACGCATCCGCTTTACGCAATATGACTGCCGCCGTAACCGGAACAAATGTCGCACAGGAACAGGCAGACATCAAAATGAAAACCCTATCCGAAAAATGGAAACGGTTCATGGCAGTAGTTGAAGAGGCCGCTATTGAATTAGGTACGAAACTTGCTCCAGTTATTGACGCGCTCATTGAAGGACTCGGATTTTTTGCAAAGCACTTGGATATTGTATTCCGTGCAATTCAGTATCTTGTTTATCCTATCACTCTTGTCTATGAAGGATTATATAAATTAGGCCGTTGGTTTTTGCAGTCGACAGGATTGGTTACTCCATTGAAAGATACCTTTAGCCTATTGAGCTACTTCATCAAAAAAACTATTGATGACATGCTATCGGCTTATCATACCGCTGAAAATATTCTCAGTACAATCAGCGGCGGTAAATTAGGACGTTCAAAAAGCGAACAGGCGAATGACGCGAATCTGGCAGGGATTAAATATAAAGGCCCGACAGCAGAACAAATTCAGGAAGAGAATAAGGCGCGTGGGGGTACTGCTGATATTGGTACGATAAGCGAACAATATAATAAGGAGTCTATCGCTATAAGCGGAGAGAATAAAAAGAAAAAAAATAAGGAAGCAAAGGAGGATGAACGGCAGAGGGCGGAGCTTTTGAATCTCAGTAGGGAGATTGAAATACGAAAAGCATTCGCGGAAAAAGAGATCAAGAACGAGTCTCTGAAAGCGACAGTCCTTGAAGCGATACAAATTGACTATCACTTAAAATCTATAGCTATAGATAAGAGGTATAACGATCAAAAAGAAATTGATTCGGAAAAACACGCGCTGAAAATTCTTGCCATAAAACGCGGTGAGACATTGGGCGATATTCTTAATAGTAGTAATGGAATTAGTGGTGTTATTAGTGGAGTTATCCCAAAACTTCCCGGTACTCCCGGAGTTAGCAAAGGGTATCTAACGCAAAGAGAAACAGCGGGTACACCAAAAACGAAAGACGAGATACAGTCGGAAATTGATTCGGCGTTAAACGAAATTCAGGACAAATATAAAAACTTCACTAACATACTACAACAGGGTTTGAGTAGTGCATTTAGCGTGATGAACCAGTCGTTTTTTCAACCGCTAAACGATACTCTTAATGCCTCTACTAATGCATTCGGAGCTTTTGTTTCCGGTGTCGTTCAGGGTATCGCACAGTTGGCCGAAGAAATGGCCGCTAAAGCCGCTGTATTCGGATTGCTTAATATTCTTACAGGTGGAGCATTCGGAGCCGGAACAACCCTACTGAAATTTCTTGGATTTGCTAAAGGTGGGTACACGGGTAATGGAGGTACGAAACAAGCGGCGGGGGTTGTTCATGGGGGCGAGTTCGTTTTCAATAATAAAGCTGTTAAGAGAGCCGGGGTTTCAAATCTTGCAAGTATGCACTCCGCCCTTAATGGAGACCATCCGAAGAATACAATCACATTCACAGCCTCAACCGGAGCACATAGAGGAATGAAGGGATATGAAACAGGTGGATTCGTTAACAGCAGCTATTTCACCGGAGCGGCTATTGATCCGGCGGGGGTTAAAAAAGGTGGAAGCGGATACTTCACAGGCGCGGCCATTGACCCCGCAATGCGACGCTCTGGCAGTAGCGGGTATTTTGTAGGGGCCGCGATTGACCCGGCAATGAGAAACGGGGGTGGACAAATACAGATGCTAAATGAATTCAAAGGTCTGAGAAATGATCTTCGGAATTTGAACGTTCGCGTTTCTTCTACCAGAGAACTAATGCTTTCTACAAAAGCAGATGAACTCGCACAGACGTTTGTAAAATACTAAGGAACCAATACGTTTCCTTTCGCACTTATATACCAGAGGAGTTGTATAAAGTATAAAAAAAATCCTCTACTGTAAAAATCAACCCGCATCAAGAACATAGCGCCTTAATTGGTAATTAAATTACGAAAGAGCCAGAGAATGCAGATTTTTAAAAACGATAAAACATTTACAATCATGGTTGAAGACGACCATGAGGAATTGTTGCTGGGTTGGTTATTGCGATCTGCTTACGAGGTATCTACTTCCTATGGCTTAAATTCTCGTATAAACCCTTTAACGACTCTCGATAAACCTTTGCGGCCAGTTTTGGCACAGAGCGACTATATAACTCTAAAGGATATTGCAAGCGTGTGAGGAGTATTTCATCCTCTATTTTATCAGATTCGTTGTAGATGGAGTATAAAAAACATCATGTCTAAACCAAAATCCAAAAAAACGCGTGGTAAAACAGCCGATGCATTAAAAAGCGGCGGCAAGAAGGGTACATTGAAATGGAATCAGTACGGTAAGCCGACCAATTCCGCTTTGAAGCTACGTAAATAACCACATGTTCCGCAAATTAGGGTTACACATGGAATGCCCTCTTCCAGAGGTCTTTTATCGGCAATATTCGTTAAAAGGGATATAGTGCGGTAGGCGTTAATTTGCTTGGATGGATTCGGGCATATGGGACAGGAAATTGAAACTCCGTTTTTCGTAAGGCGTTCCTGTATAATTTTTAATTCTGCATCTATGATTTTATCCATATCATTTATTTTATTGATAGTGTGAAAACAGGCCCCTAACGGTTTATTTGAAAGTGGCTGTTAGGGGTCGATTTTTAAATGAAATATATCCAATAAAGATTCCAAAGTTCAGGTGCCCATAAGAGCACTTAAATGAGTTTTAATTCAGGCCGCTTTCCTTGAAATTAATTCCTTATACATTAACCTCTTTCCCCAAATCTTTTCAGCGGCTCTTTCGAATCTTTCCGCATCCGTCATTTTGCGGGTGTTGAACCGGAATGCCTGTTCTGCTAAGTATCTATCCGTATGAAACGGGGCAATTTTCGTATATGTACCTTTGACCGATCTTTTGAAGAGGCACCAGAAGTTTTCTAAGCCATTCGTATGAGCCATACCGTCAACAAAGGTTAACTTGTGATCTACCGAGCTATGATTAAAGTTCTCATTCAACACGTCGTATGACCTCAGCTTATCGGAGTAGATATTCGAACCCACTTCAACGTTTGCCATGATCTCCGGTAATAGGTTTGTGCGACGAGCGTTCGGTACGACTTTGGCCCTCACTTCTCCGCCTCTTTCAAGAATGCCCATGACAACGGTTTTATCATTTGCTACATTGCGGTTCGGGTCGCCCCTCTTCGTTAACTTCTCCCGTCTCTCCTTGTGCATGAACTTCGCTTTACCACCAACGTATGTTTCATCAATCTCGATGTTCCCGGAGAGCTTTTCGAAAGAGCCGTTACTCACTGCCTTACGGATGCGGTGGCAGAGGTGCCATGCTGATTTCTGAGTGATACCGAGAGCGCGGGCAACCTCACACGATGATACCCCGTTCTTGTGGTTAATGATAAACCAGAGAGCCGGAACCCATTTCGTGATCGGTAAAGGGCTGTCTTCCATGATCGAACCAGTCTTCAACGAGAACGACTTCTTACAGCCCTTCTCACGGCAACGATAGGCCGGACGGCATTTCAACGAACACACGTTATCCGAGCCACACTTAGGGCAATGCGGATTTCCATCGGCCCAACGGAAGTTCACTAAGAATTCCACGCAAAGCGCGTCATTTGAAAAGTAGGATACTGCCTGTAAAAGCGTCTTCGGGGTTTTGATGTCTTTCATAATCCGTTGTTTGTTGGTTCGTATATATTAGAACGAATATTCAGGCAGAAAGTTTCAATCTTTTAGAACTTTATCGGATTATTTCTGCGTTATCTTGCTATGAATGAAAAACGCTTAAAGCAAGTCAAAAAAGGTATTTCCGAACGCATCGCGGAAATACTGGAAAAGAGGGGTTGGAAACAACAGGAATTGGTAAACCGGATGGACGCTCCGAAGTCTGCCATTTCCCGCATAATGAGTGGAGAGGCGAATCTCACCATTAAAACCATAGTCGAAATAGAGGGCGTGTTGGGAGAGAAAATAATTGAAATTTAAGGGATTTTAAAAAACGGATTTGGGGTTATAAAAATATACCTCAGTAGCTATCTTTGTCTAATGTAAATTAGACAAAGAAGTGGAATACTTCACCTGTTGGGTGATAGATACGCTTACCGTTGCGGGTAATATACCTACAGAATACCTCCGTTTTACCGGGGGTTTTCTTTTGCCCAACTTTGGAAATTGGTTTTACCTTTTTCTTCATTTGAGTCTTTCTCCTTTCTGTTAAAGTAGGCGATGTCACTCTCGCCCCTCGCAAAAACAGAGTTTGATCTATTCTTGCGAGGGCGGAGGAGAAAGCCTGATTAACTAAGAAGAGACTCAAAAGGGTGAGCCGCTTTTCGCTACTGAGGTGTATTTAAAAGCTGTGATGATTTAGTATTGTTCCGTAGAATATTATTAATCTATCTTCTTTATCAACTCTTCCGGTTCCACCTCTAAAGCCTTTGCAATTCGTTCGATATAGTCTGCGCTGATATTCATTTTACCTCGCTCTAATTGCCCTATGAAGTTGAGGCTCATCCCGGCTCTCACCGATAACTTCTCCTGAGGCCATTTCTTATCTAAACGGATACGTCGGATATTCGCCCCTATTGTTTCTTTTAATGTCATACGGGGAAAAACTACGTATATTTGCGTGGAAAGATAGCTAACTATACTGTACTAAGTATGCTTAACCAACTAAAAATACGATAGTTAGATTTACAATGCCACAAGTTTTAATTAAGCAGTAGAAAATATATGAAAACCACGGTAATCTTAGTCGCTTTTTTAATGGTTTTGGGTGGGTGCAAACAGGCTGTTACGCCGGATACGGCCCAGAATAATCCCGGAAATATTTCACTTCCGGCAACTTTTACGGGTACCGGGCACAAATATGATGCCTCTGGTAATCTGAAATCCGGTAAAGAGTTGAGCTACAGGTGGGTGTTCACGAGTTTGGATTCCATCCTCATAGGTAACCAGTATCGAATTATGGATGGAAAGACTATCGACTCAGCGACATATGCGGGACGATCAAAGAATATACCAGTAAACACCACTTATTGGTGTGAGCGATTGATTGACACTATAAAATTTAACAGCGACAAATCGACATTTACGATTACTGATTGGAGTTTTGACATGACCGTCCACCCACCCGATACGTCAAAATATGTTATTACTTGTAATCGTCAATAAAGGATGCCAAATATGGAAAACAGATTTGTAAGCCTAAAGAGGCCCATTATATTTTGTAGTATTGCGTGGGTTGCGATATTAGCGGTCATCTTTTCTCGCGGCGGGATCACCACTAATACGGGTTCGACGGATGCTGAAATACGGACAACAATAAGCGAAAATTATGCTGAGATAGAATACAGGCCTTCTGCCGTTTGGGATGAGGAAAACTTGCTAAAGAATCACTTCTCTCACGGGATAACCTTTGCTCAAATGGTATTTGCCGAACATCCCGGGATTCAAAGGGTGCTCGTAAAAACCTACTATAAGCTACAGGATGTAAATGGGGATGAGAAGGAATCATTGGTAATGAAACATATATTCGCCCGTGCCCCATTCATGGAGGTGCATTGGGATAGGTTTAGATATTCTCCGGTTTTTGACCAAATCAATAAATCACTCGAAGGGGCCGGATATATACACCCTGCTATAGCCAAGAAGATCACTACCGAATATTTGACAGAGAAAATGTTCTATACTCCGTAATGCTTCTCTTTGATTTTTCGCTGAGTCCATTTGGCTCGCCGTATATTCGTATTATTCACGAGCCAACTAACAATACAGTATCAATGTCGGATCATATAGAAAAATTAGAGCATCTTAAGGTACTACGAGACAACGGTACGTTAACGGAAGAGGAATTCCAGACCGAGAAATCTACATTGCTGTCTGGGCATGGTTCCGCATTCGAAAGTGTATCTGAAATAGTTAAACCGACAGAGAAGAACAAGGGATTCAGGACATTTCTATTCCTTGCATTAGGGTTAATCGCTCTGGTGGTTACGGTTTCCGTCATAAGAGGTTCTGATGTGGATGAAGAAACCCCTTCTTACATAAAGAAAGTAGCGGCATACAAAGAAGGAGACGGGATAGTCGTTTATTTTATATTAGCAAATGAATCCGGTGGAATGGTTAGGTCTAGTGGTTCGGCTCATTTGGTCGTTACCAGTGAATTAGGTTCACCTCTAGTTGATGTTACAATGCCCGTTAAATCTTCGGATTTTTATAAAACGGAAGTGGGTATGGGTAATTTCAAACATGATGCCACGGTCTATTCCTTTGGCAGAATCCCTATTAAAAGCGAAGGTATAGGGAAAGTGTCGATTGATTTTACTCGCGGCGGAAAGGTTATATCCGGGAACGATATGGTTGTTTTTTAAAGTGCTCTAGGCCCTCTCCATACGGGTTTTGTTGTATCTTTGTGGAATGAGTTGTTACCCAGAGCTTTCCATAATTAGTGGGTTTGATCCCAATTGGATTGTAGCCATAGCAACGTTTGTATATGCCGTACTAACATGGTTCATTTGGAGAAACTCTCAAGACACGCTACGATCCGCAAATAAAACCCACGAAGAAACCAAGTCCCTGATTATTCGAACCAATAATTCTTACGTAGGAATAAAGAAATTAGACCTTCAAGAAAATCCCAAAAACAAAGGACATTTTGGCATTAGGGTGCGTATCCACAACTACGGGCAAACACCCGCCAGTCAGATGAAAATTTACTTTCTGGCCGCAAGAAATAGAGATATATTATATAAAAAAGGCGGCTATTCAAAGGAGAGTTTCCCCGCCGTGCTTTTACCCAATGGTACTTTGGGCGCATTCCACGATATTAATATTAATACCTATATCGAAGCCAAGAATGGAGATGGATTATTTTTTCTCAAAATTAAAATACTTTATACGGGCATAGATGAAGAGGAGTATGTTTTCTATAGTTTCAACTCCTATAATAAGCAGGGCGGATATTTTGACGTTGACGAAAGTTACCTCGGGAAAGTAAAAGACAGCGAAAAGCATGTTCGTTAAAAATGATAAAATCAGCCCCTGACATGCGGAATAGAACAATGTCGGGTTTGTCGAATCCTTAATGTATCGTATGGTATCTCTGGAGTAAAGATACGTCATAAGAACGGAGCCTGATACCATGAGGATTGTCACCGCTCCTTGAAACGAACCCACATCTGGACTCGTTAAGTATATATGTGCCAAAATCTGTTTCATAGAACAAATATACGACATTTTATAGATGGCTGTTACTCATTACACACAGTGGAAGAGTCGGGTTCGCGGAACGCTGAACGGTGAAGGTGCGCTTTTTGAAATCCGAATTAATGTCGGTACGAATGATTACGATTGGGATGTTTCAAACCCTACCGATAGTATTTTGCTAAAGGACTTGATCGTTTCCGATTTTGGCAGAACAAGATGGCAACGATTCGACGAGAACGCGGATATGGTAGCCGCTCAAAGAATCATAGAAATCATTGACAGTTTTTCCTTTAATGGGATGGTGGACGGTTCGGAGATAGGCGTTCAGGATTTGATACCTGAAAAGACTTCACTTATCCCGTTCATTTTTAACGACCCTGCAAAAACATATCATGTTTGGCTTTCACATCTTGACCCTAACGATTTCTCTTTGATAGAGATTTACTTTTACGGTCAGGTAGTTATTCCGTTTTTTGAAGGACAGTTCAATCTCGTTTTTCAGCCTATGGGTAACGCTGAAATGAAGCGTCAAACAAAGAAAATATTAATCACATCGGTATCTGAACTTTTAAAAAATAGATCAATAGAAGAGATAGTTTCCGGCTCTATGACAGACGGTGTTCATGACGGGATAGTAGCGGGATTAGGCGCGGCGGATGTTTTCACTATCGGCGGATTCGATACGAAATATAAACCGTGGTTTTATGGCATGATTCAAAACCCGGATTATGGCGGACTCGGGCCTGAACCGATAGACGGGTTTTACAATAAGATTGCACAGTTTCAGGCTGCCGGAACGCTTATTACAAACACGTTTAATCCGTGCTACTATGTAGGTGGTAGTAAGTCGGTTAACCCGCTGTTCCCTTTTGGGTGGAGTAATAACATGTATGGAATGCCAGATGGATTTCAGGCGGTTTCATATGCTACGGTTCTTGGTAAAATGGCAGAGATTGCCGGATTTACTTTTTCTTCCGCTGACTCAGATAATGTTTTTGCACAGTACATACCAAGTTTTACAACGTTTACCGTGGACGGGGTTAATGCGGATAGGTATAATTTGCAGGGACTTATTGACACCCATATTTTGGATGTCGTTGCTATTAACTATAATGTACGGTTCGGTGTAAAACCAGTTATTCCGAATCAATTACATTTCTCGCAGAACGACGATGACGGTTCATTCCAAACCGTGGCAATAGATAGTGTAGCGGGAACATCCCCAACTATTCTAACGCTACACGATGAAATAAATATGATCGTTGGTATCTCCGGTCAAAGAATAGGAATTAATGACGGCGCGGGGAAGCACGTTTATTACATGACGGTGATAGATCAAACGCACGTATCATTACAGAATGCGGCGGGTTCTCCGGCTTCATATTCAATGACAGGAACAGCGGCTTTATATTACGCTAATTCGGCTTATTGGGATTGGAATACTCCGGTGACTTTTGATAGAACCAAAAGTTTTTCGGAGATGCTGAAAATAATCTGTTTCCGTTTTGGCTATTTGATAGATTGGGATATTCATCAAAGCGGCCCGAATAAAGGTTTGCCGAAATTGATTCTCCGCGATATGCTAAAGAGCGCGGGTTCTATTCCTTCGGCGTGGCAGTCTCAGACTCGTTCGGCTATGGTATTAGGTGGAGATACCGGAGCGAAACAACTCCCAAAACAAAATGTCGCCCTTCATTATGCGGGGGATGACGCTAAAATTTATTGCCCGGTTGCTACGGGTGAAAGTATCTCTATTGAAATTAATGGCAGGTCAAAACAGTGGGGGAGAAAATTCGGATATATACTTTCCGATATTATCAATAATGCGAATGAGGCTACAGGACAACAACAAGATACATGCTTCGGAGTTATTACAATAACCGATAAGGCCCCAACCCCCAACGTATTTTTCACTATTGACTTAACTTCTCCGAGCGGGTGGGTTCCGGGCGCGGCAGATTATTACTATCTGGACAACCCCTCTTCAATGTATAACAGTACGCTTTTAGTGTCTGCTATACTAACCGATACCGGAGACTGGAGTGGATTTTATCCTATATCTTATGAAGATTATGGAGCCGCTCAATCTTTAGACTGGGACGCTCGTTTACCGGATGCAACAACTATCCACGACGGAAGGAATACCCCTTTATGGGACAACCGATTCAATACATTAAATGCAAAAGCCATTTATTATGCTAACGTATTCCTGAATTCTTCTACCGTTGAGAATAGGTCATTTAATACAGCTACAGACGACGACGGAATGATACGAACTCTCCGTCCATGCTTAACGGGTGACTGGCAGGATGAAGACGGCATTGTAAGAACTCATTTGATTCATTCAATAGAAGTTGATGAAAGCCATAGTTTGTGTATCTGTCAAATCGTACCCGCTCCGCCTTCTCCGGGGAGCATGGTGCAATACGAGGTAGTTGTTAAAAACGGGAGCGGCGGTGGTGGCAGTACAGGCGGGGCCGGGGTTAATACAGGTGGCGGCGGTGGTACAAATCCATCAAATACAGGTGGCTTCGTTAAGACGCTTCCGAAGTCTCCATCTGATAATATTGTTCAGGGGGATACCGATACACAAAAAGAATTAATCCTACGGGATAAATCCGATACTCATTCAGCAGATAAGCTAATTATTGATAACAAGGACGGTACAATAATTTACGGCGGTTTGCATGGATACGGTTCCACACTTGCACTCGGCAAGATGTTCTTTACTAATACTAAGAACGCTTTTGAAATAAAATCAGACGGTGCAAATACCGGCGAGTTCCGATTCTATAATACAGGCGGGACGCACTATACCGCAATAAAAGCGAACGGCACAATAGCTTCGGATGTAACTTTCACTCTGCCTAATGCGGACGGCTCAAATACGTTCGTTATTCAAACCAACGGTATCGGTGTTCTCTCCTTCGTTGACCCCACAAGTTTCATCCCAACAGCGGCGGTTATTTTAGCTCCTTCAACTCCGAACAGGAACCGCATTCAATCCACGGCAAACAATACATCCGCCTTAGAAATAAAAGGGCGGACTTCGGAAAGCGTACCACATTTTGTTGTCACCGATTCAACAGGTACAAATCAATTCACAATAGACAATACATCGGCAAATTTTTTCGATCAAAATTTATGGATAATACAGGTCGCCGGAAGAAGCGGGATAGGATTAGTCTCAGCGGGGCCGAGTCTCAGCTTCGGTAATTCAGGAGATGTTCTTACAAGCGGCGGCCCCTCTGGCCCTCTTTCATGGACTCCTCCTTCAACGGGCGGCGTGACTTCAATCACGGGAACGGTTCATCAAATCATTGCATCCGCTTCAACAGGAGCCGTTACACTTTCAACCCCACAAGATATAGATACAACTTCTGCCGTTCGCTTTGCGCGGTTGGGTTTAGGCGTGAATCCCGATGCATCTATACCGCTGTTAGTTGACCGTAGCGCAGTTGGAGCCTCTCACGTTGACGGTATCGTATCGCAGAATGTTACAGCAGCTACAAGCGGCGTACAGGCACAGTTCGCACCACGGATACGGCAACATGCCTCACTTTGGAATACTGGCTCCGGTGGATCATCAAAAACGGTAGACGCTGTTTTGAGATTATCTACCACGGGCGGACTTTCAGTAAACCCGTTCAGTTGGAATTTATCTGTTGATAATAGTGATGGCTCCGGCTATGTTGATTATATTATATTAGGCTACACGGCATCTTCAACACGATTCGTTCAGTTCCCGACGTATGCAAGCACAGACGGGGTTGTAACGTTGAATGGTGGGACACTCACCATGAACACGCTTGCTGCGAATAGTATTCTTTTCGCAGGTTCGACAACCGCGGTGAACGGAAGTTCGGCTAATTTTAAGTTTGCCCCTTCTACGGGGTTGCTTATAAAACAGCCAACGTCCGGCAACCTGATCGAAACTCTACAGAGCAATGGATCAAGTAGTAAAACTCAGGCAAACGAAGCTACCGTTGCAGGTGGGGCAACTACGCTCATAGACACATTTGCCACCGCATCCGATACGGTAATAACGTGCCGATATGTGGTGACATGGAGACAGACCAACGGAGCTAATCTGGGCAAGGGAGGGTTTGATATTATTCAATCCGCCTACCATAATATATCTGGCGTATTAGTCCAGATAGGGGGGGATGCTCATGGGGGGGTAGACGATTCCAACGTACCGACACCTACGGCGGCTACGAATGTTAACGGTACATCCATTGAGATAAAACTCACAGCACCCGCGACCCATAATTATAATGTTTCTGTTTTTTCAACTTATTACGAAAGAGCGTGAGTATAGAGATAGGATTTCGCAATCAGAATTTTATAAGCACTCCGGTTACAGAGGCCCATGCATCCATAATGAATATTGATGCAAGCACAGGGATGTTCCATTCATGGACGGCCATAGGTGCAGAGACGATTAACGTCATTAATGGCGTATCCGGTAACAGGATCATACTCACAATCACCTGCGATGCCGTAGCGCGATTAATAACAATCGGCACCGGAGTAAGCATGAATATTTCATCGCTACTTCTTACATCCTTAAAAGACTTCGATAATATCGTTAGATCACAATGGAGTGTCTTTTGTCGGTTCTGCGATAACCCTTTTATAAATTCCGTATATTTGCATCATGGAAGAAAAAACACAGAAAGAATTAGAAATAGAGCATGCAAAAAAGATTTTGCAGGAAGAAAAGAACGCGATTCTAAAAGAATTTCATTCTGAATTAGAAATGCTTCTCAAAAAATACCCTACTGTTGAAATCAATTCCGTTGTGCAAATACAGATCAAATAATGTCACAACTTAACACACCTAAAATAATAGTCAACCCACAAACGGCTAAAGAGTTTGAAGAAAAGAAAGCTAAGGACGCCGAAACGATATACCTTGAAGAAGAGACAAAAGCGGCTGAGGGCTTCAAACTCTGGTGCGAAACTATGAACGTTATCCCAAACCCCGTTCTACAGATGAACTACTCAGCGGCACAGGGGATTAACATAACGGGTAGCGGGGTAGGGTTTATTAGTAAACGTAGGATGCAATAAAATTCCGTGGAAACTCATAAGAAATCTTCGGGAACTTTGAACATCTATATGATTCTAAACGTTTTAGAGTGGGCTTAAATCAAACACTCTGAAACGCGTGGAACATGAAAAAATACAATGCGCAAGGTGCCCAAAGGAGCGTCTATCTTACTCTTGGTATTGTCGCTACCACTTAACAGATTATAAAAGATCGCGGCGAAGAATAGCATCCGTATCTGAAAAGGAAAAAGTTAGGCAAAAAGCCCAGAAAATAATTTTAAGACCATGCTTAATTTGCGGCACGACCGAGAATGTTCAGAGACATCACCCTGATTACGTTAAGCCATACGAGGTTGATTTTCTTTGCGAGAAGCACCATAAGGAGTATCATGTAAGAAGGAATAATCTTATAAAGCATAAAGAGGGTATTAAGTTTTGAATTAGAGACAAAGCGTTCTCCCTGCTTGATTAAAACACCTCTCACCGTTTCACAGTTATAAGAATACCGATGTCAACCCCGGATTTAAGGAGCCGGGGTTTTTATTTGTGTATATTTGCATCCGTAAGTCAATTAGTTGATTAATCAACAACGTTTCCCGTGGCTCCCCTCTTTCAGTGGCATGAAATGAGGGGAATTTTATTTGCAATGAATATTCGCTCCGGTTTGTTATCATCACGAACTCCCGAACCAATAAAACATACCATGAAATATATTATCAAATCCGAAGGCAAGAACAGCCCGAACACTAAGGGCGTGTACGATACTAATACCAAATCCATCCGTTCACAGAACAACCCCCGTGACGGTGAGTTTGAAGCTACTCAGGAAGTTGCTAATGCCAAACTTGCAGAGGCTACAGCCTATGCAGATAAGCATGACGCTACCGTGACGTTATCTAATTAACGAAATGGAAATCTGCTTTCTTGAAGTCCCGGTAACGGGGCTTTTTTTATGGAATTTTTTATCCTTCTTTTTCCTTCTCAGTACATCCGACTCTCACCTCAGATAACGGCAACCGCCGATAAACAATATATTGAAAAATTCATGAGGGGAAAATACATTCCACAGAGGTACGTTCTATGAACATGATACATGATGTTATGCACCCACATGGATCATGCATTTTATGGGATGACTACTTAGTGTATTCATTGCTCATAAGCAATATAGTTATTTTTCTTTGCTATGTTTCTATCCCTGTATCCTTAATGATAATTTATCGGAGGACGAAATTCAGGGAGGCGTTTTCAGGCAGTAGATTTTTTATTTTTGGGTTTTCGTTATTCATCGTTCTTTGTGGCTTAACACATGGATGGGATGTAGTAACAATGTATGTTCCGTTGTGGCATGTTGATTCTCTGTTGAGAGTTGCAACAGCGACAGCGAGTTTATATGTAGCCGTAGCCTTTATCCCCTTTGCAAAAACAATCATTAATCGCCCGACGCGTGAAGAATACTTAGAGTTGGAAGCTCGCGCAAACGCGGCAGAACTCAAAGCGTCACAAGCGGCTCTTGAACTTCTTAGGATCGCTAAAGCAAATGGATAATGGAAACGTGGCAAATTGTTTTAGGGCTTGCAGGATCAAGTGTCATTACTGTATTGGTGACAAATTTCTTCTCTCGAAGAAAAACCAAAGCGGAAACGGAGCAAATAGAGGGCAATATTACAAAAACGAATGTTGATTCTGCAATTACAATAGTGAACGCATGGAAAGAACTGAATGCGGAAAACAAAGCGGACATTGCAGAGAATAAGCGGAAAATTGAAGTAATTGAAGGAGCATTGAAAAAAGCAATCACAGACCACAAAGATTGCGAAGAGAGAATTTTGAAATTAGAGCGCAAAGCATAAGAAGCGCGGGGTTACAAAGTTTCGGAAGAACACTTAAAATAAGCAAACATGAAAGATGTTCGACATAGATTTTTCGGATGTAGTTGCAAAGTTAATAGTTCTGTTACTAACGTCCGCTTCTTTCATAGGTGGGTGCGTGAAGACGTACAAATTCCTAAGAGTAAAATATAAGGAAGCGCAACAAGTGACACGAAATTATACGGTAACCGATGCAATGCTCTGGAAGGCTTTAGGAGCTTTTTCCGCTTCATTCTTCGGTATAATCGCATTTTGCATGTTCGTTTTTTTTTATGTTCAAAGCATGATAATGACGGATATGGTAGGCAGGGCTGAGAACTTCAAAGAACTTTCCGCGAAAGTGGAAAGAATTGATACCACAACAATCAAAAAAACTTCCCAATGAATTATAACAACTCTGATACGATTTCTTATTTTACAAACGCTTCCGGTAATGATTGCAGGGCTTTTGCATCTGACATCGTCACTTACGGTTGGAATTTTGCATGGACAGCGCGTTTCAATTTTACAACGCGCTTTATTAATTCGATGACAGATGTTTTTCAGATTGAAAAGGATCACACGGTTGCCGCGTTGAATCTCTTAGGCGCGGCGAAGGATGCGGGGTATACCATTGATTATAGCGGGGCAAATATCATTGACACAAATTCGGGCGGTGGTAGTCATCCGAATGCCGGAGCTTTCCATGTACATACTGATTGGATAGTTGTAAATTTACCACCACCTACAGTGTGTCTCGCGTCATTTTGGATAGAGCATAAAGCCGCCGCATGAATCTATACTCCGAAGGCAAAGAAGGTATGCTATTAACGATACGAAGATACAAGTCCAGTGATAAGGGTACGGTCGGAAGATTGTATGTCGATGGAGTGTATCAATGTTTCACGTTAGAAGATATTGTTCGCCCTGAGGGAGAAAAGATTTACGGAAAGACTGCTATTCCCGCCGGAAACTATGAAGTCATTATTGATATGTCAAAACGATTCGGGAAGCTAATGCCGCATGTTCTAAACGTGCCTATGTTTGACGGTATCCGTATTCACGCGGGAAACACAAGTGGAGACACTTTAGGATGCATTCTTGTAGGTAGAACAAATCCCGTTCGCGGACAAATCGGAGAGAGTCAACTTGCATTCGATGCGCTTATGTCAACGCTGAAGCACGGACTGCAAAACGGAAAGATTTTTTTGGATATAATGAACGCCTAAAATGGGACTAATTGAAATCGTTATAGTATTGATAGTCATAGGGCTTTTGCTCTGGTTAGTCAATACCATGATACCAATGGACGCGAAGATCAAAACGATTCTCAATGTCGTTGTAGTTATCGCGGTCATTCTTTGGCTTGTAAAGGCATTCTTTCCTGAAATCGGAAATATTCACGTCGGAAAGTGAGCACGATTTACACTACCGTATCATACGGGCTGTTCTTTGGAGCGTTCTTTGTCGCCGGGTATATGCGTTTACTTGGTGAGGGTATCTTTTTGATGCTTGCCTGTATCGGTTGGAGCTTGTTACCGAGATTGAATTTTCACAAATAATCTTATGATGATAGAACTAAGTAGAGAGTGCAAAGCGTGTAAAGGGAAATGCGTTCAAAAGCGCAATGACGGGATTAAAATTGAATGCCCATCCTGTAAAGGTGAGGGCATCATTTATGCATCTCCCAACATTGAATATCAGTCGCCAAAGTTATCCGAATGGAGTACGCAACCGTTCATAGTATGGGATAGCGCTCCTGTATTAGACGGTAACGTGCAAAATTGTTATTTATCACACTAATAAAAAATATATGCCTAATAACTTCTTAGAAAAATTCAATCCAATGAAGCTCATTTCGAGTGGGCTTCTTAACTCGTTGCCTTTTATCCTTAGTTCTGTATCGGAACACGCACCTGAAATGGTGACGAAAATTCAGGAACAGATCAAAGCAAAGACGGCAACGAAAGAGCAAGTCAAACAGGATATTCGGAACATCTTCTTAACAGCCGAAGATTTTACACCGGATGCTGTAGATGCTTGCCTTGAAACACTTAATCAAATCATTGACCTTGCTTTTGTTCTTGAAGAACAGGTGGAGGTCGCATTCCCACCGAAAGCATAATGCTAAAGCGAATTAAAGCATGGTGGGAAAACTTTAAGAAAGAAATGAGGCCATAATGTTAGGAATAGGTCAAAGCGGAAAGAGTTGGCAAACTACATTTTTTGGAGTGCTGACAATCTTATGTGGCGCGGCGGTTGTCGTTGGGGCTTTCATCGTTCCAACGGTTGCCGTGATTGCTATTCCTGCCGGACTTGGATTCATGACTGCCGGAATGGTGGGGCTTAAGGCTAAAGATGTTGGTGTGACCGGAGTACCGAATGCACAAAACCCAAAAGATATGGCCGTCACGCCTGAAAAGAAAATTGACATTCCGATCAAAACACAATGATAGAATTCTTTTTATTCATTGTCTCCATCGCTTCCGTTACGGGAGTGATTCTATTTTCACGATTCATTAAACTATTTATTAAATTCATGGACAAAGTACAGCAAATTTCAGACGCGGTAGATGCACTGCAAACATCCCTGAGCACTAAGTTTCAGTCATTGATTGATGAAGTTAGTGCACTACAAGCGGCGGACAACGGGATTGACCCGACACTTCTTGACCCTATTCTAACAAAGATTAACGGGCTAAAGGATACCGTGGATAATTTCGACGTTACTCCGTAAATAAAAGTTTAGTCAATAGACTAAAATGCGGGTTACAATATCAAAGGGTACAGGTGAAGGGGCAAACTATCAATACTAACTTTGCCTGTGTCCTTTTTTAATAATACGAATCATGGCAGTAGCAAATCCATTTTATAGTTTTGTTCTTGGATTCGGCAGAGACTGGTTCTTTCAGCCTGCCGGAAACTCAGAGCCTATAAAAGTATATCGCATCCTTACCAGTAGCGCAACGAATCCATGCGTTATTACTACCGTTGACAATACTTCAATAGTGGATAATGATAACGTAGTTATTTACTTGCACAATGGAAACGATGCTGTTGTCGGTTCAAATGACGGCAATTGGGTAGCTACGCGTACAGGTTCAAAAACATTTACTATTCCGGTAGCAGGACTGAACATCGGTACTGGTGGATATGTAGCCGTGTGCAACGACGGTACGGGAGTAACTGCTATTACTTGCCTAATAAAAGAATCCCATACTGAAAATGCCACGATCAATATAACAAAGAGCGGAGTAATGGATACGGCAAATCTTTTTCAATTCCATTTCTCTTTTACTGCTACAGACATACAAAATCTGACTCCCGGAAGGCAGTATGCAAGAAGTATTTTTTACACGGATGCAGACGGGAACAAACAGCTTTTAATCAGTGACGAAATTACAGTATACTCACGATGAACGCAATTATCAATAATACTCCTTATCCGGTGGTAGTTGATGCGACGTTGGGCGTGTCTATAATTCTTGTTGCTTCAAGTGGAGGCGGTGGTGGGTTGTCGGTTTCCGATTTAGCAAATAATCATACGGCTGAAAGCGAAGCCCCGGCAGAAACGCCGGACGGGGTTATAACTGATTTTATGTTCAGTCATTCCATATTAAAGGTATACGCTCTTTTAATAAATGGACAGGGGATAAGCGAAGGTTCTGGTACGGGTGAATACATGAAAGCAAACGATCAAATTATTTTCGATATTCCGCCCGCGATAGGCGACGTTATAAGAATTACTTATCTGTATTAATGAAAAAATTACTTTTCATACTATTCTTTTTATTGTTCGCGGCTTCGGTTATTGCACAAGTCCCACTTACCGTCCGGCAGGGTGGTAGTGGTACGAATACGATCACAGGGCTTATCTTTGGTCACGGACAAAACCCGTTCACTGGACTTGCAAACGGAAGTAATGGAACAGTCTTAACTATGGTGGGTAGTACCCCAACGTGGGTAACGCCTACTGGCGGTATGGCTATAGGAAATACCGTAACTGGTTCTTCAACCGGAGCCGTTCTGTTCATCAATGGGACGAACGGTGATATGCTTGCCCAAGATAATAATAATTTCTTTTATGATTCATCGTGCAGGTGTTTAGCCATAGCTTCAAATGGCAATGGGGCCTTAACGTCTTTCAGTGTTGGCAGTAGTTTTCAATTTCAGGTTACATCTGCCGGAGATTTGACAGCGATTAAAGGAGTGACGTATTCGTGGCCTTCTTTGCAAGGTGGGGCAAATACATATTTGAAAAACAACGGTTCTGGGGCTTTGAGTTGGGCAACGGTATCCGGTGGCGGTGGGTTGACGAATTGGATTGACTCCTTAGCTACAAACCCGCCGAATGATGTGGGTACTCCGGTTGCGGCGTTTGTAGCTATGAATGCGGCTACTGATGTAACTGTAGTTGTTCAACCTAAAGGCGACGGTGCGTTTTCTGTTGTGATACCGGATAATACCACGGCGGGCGGTAACATATTAGGCGTTCAGGCTTTCAATGGCCAATCGCATAGAGACGATCCGACACAAACAGCAAGCGGAGCAAATTCTTCAATCGGTGGTGGGTACGGAAATACTACGGCGGGAAATGGTGGTGTAGTTGGTGGTGGATTTTTTAATAATAATAATTCAAACTTTTCTTTTATCGGTGGTGGGTATCAAAACCTAATAGATAACGCGGACTACTCTTCTATTATTTGCGGGAGAATTGATACGATAGAAAGCGGGGCGAGTCGTTCTGTTATTTTAGGCGGTGAAGGGTTGACATTAACTCAGGCGGGTTCGCTTGGATTTTTAGCCGGAAATCCTAATGCAATGAGGTTTACCGATAACGGATTCATTCTTGGTAATGCCGATTTGTATCTCGGGACGAACAGCGGGAATAACCCGAGCGGCATAAGATTTTATACCGATAATGCAACCGTAGGTGACTTCCCAAACGGAACAAATTATTTAGCATTTCGCGCCCCGAATTCTCTATCTTCTTCCGTGGATTATACATTCCCGAATGGAGACGGCGCGGATTCATCGGTTCTTTCAACTCATGGAGACGGTACTCTTTTCTGGCAAACAGTAACAGGCGGAGGCGGTGGTTCCGGTACAGTTACATCCGTAGCCCTTACAGTACCTTCTATTTTTTCCGTATCTGGTAGCCCGGTCACAACATCCGGCACTCTCGCTGTAACGCTTGCCACTCAGACTCAGAACAAGGTTTTCGCATCCCCGAACGGTTCAACCGGAGTACCAGCTTTTAGGGCTTTAGTTGCGGCGGATATTCCTAATTTAGACGCGTCAATTCTAACAGCGGGTACATTGCTTGCCGCTCGTATGCCAGCACTCACGGGGGATGTTACTACAACCGTTGGAACAGTAGCTACTACAATCGCAAATAACGTCGTTACGTATGCGAAGATGCAAGCAGTTTCGACAACCTCAAAACTGTTAGGTTCATCCTCTACGACTACACCAGTTCAGGAAATTACCATTGGTACGGGTTTATCATTAAGCGGTACGACATTAACAGGCAACACCGGAACAGTCACTTCGGTAGGGTTAGCATTACCCGCTGAGTTTTCAATCTCAAATTCTCCGATCACTACTACAGGGACACTAACAGGCGCGTGGCAATCACAGACACAAAACAAATTCTTTGCCTCTCCGAATGGCAGTAGCGGTACGCCCTCATTCCGTGCGATTGTAGCGGCGGATGTACCGACGTTGAACCAGAACACTACCGGGAGCGCGGCAACTCTTACAACTCCGAGAGCAATTAATGGAACAAATTTCGACGGTTCAGCGGCTATTACAGTAACGGCGGCGGCGGGGACACTCACCGGAACGACGCTTAATTCTACCGTTGTGACATCCTCCCTCACGTCCGTAGGGACGCTCACAGGCGGTTCTACAGGTTCGGGGTTCACCGTAGCACTCGGAACCTCAACGATCACTGGAGCACTCACGGAAACGCATGGGGGGACGAATCAAACGACCTACACAACCGGGGACATTCTCTATGCATCCGCATCAAATACACTCTCAAAACTTGCCATAGGCAGTAACGGTAAATACCTCTCTATCTCTTCCGGCATACCCGCGTGGGTGACGTTATCGGCTTTATCTAATCCCATGACAACAACCGGGGATATTATCTATTCATCGGATAATTCAGGAACCCCGGCGCGGAGAGCAATCGGTTCATCTGGGGATGTGCTTACGGTTTCAGGCGGCGTGCCTGTTTGGGCCGCTCCTTCGGGCGGGGGTGGAATATCTGGGGCTACGAATAAAGGCGCGATGTACGCAACGGGAGCCACTACAGGAACAAGCACGGGTGCAATGACGGACGGGCAACTCTTAATAGGTTCGTCTTCCGGCAACCCGGCTTTAGCCACGATAACGGCAGGGGGTGGAACGACGGTTACCAACGGCGCGAATAGTATCACTATCTCTTCACCAGTCAAAGCGTACAGTGTGACGGTGAATTCAGCGGGGCCGAGTTCATCGGCAGAAACAGACATTATTTCAGCTTCTATTCCGGCTAATGATTTTACCGATGGGGACGAAATGTTTATTTCATTTATTGATAGTAGTATGAATAATTCTGGTGGCGCAGTGCATCTTACTGTTAATTTCTACTGGGGAGCAAATTCTGCCGCAATAAATACCGGATCTACTATAGGTTCAGGTCCGAATCCGGCGCAGATATTAAAGGAGCTTCGCGTAAAAAGGTCGGGCAACACTCTTTGGGCGACATTCACGCCGCCATCGGTTTCACTTACTACGGATTTATTTGCAGGGGGTTCCGGAAATAAACTGTATGGCAATTCTTTTTCATCAACTACCACAATAAAACTAACGGCACAATGGGATACATCGAATGCCAACGTTTATTTAATTCCGTTAGCGGCACGAGTCGAAAGGCATTCTCACAATTAATTAGTTTTTGTGTTAACTAATCTAAAATACTAAAATGAATATACCTATAGGGGGAATCATAGCTTGGCGGGAAGAGATGCCCGTTCCGTTGGGTTTTATTGTAGTCGATGGGTCGGATAACCATCTTATTTCAGAGGCCCCAGACTTAGCGGAGTTTTTGGGTACAACTTTCGGAGCGGGGTATAACCCTATAACGATGTATGCGATGCCGCATGCCCCAGATCAAGATAATGAGTATAATGGCGTCATATGGATAATGTGCGCTGTTAACGAGTAATCCATGATGCCCGAAGACAAAGTATTCATGGACGCTGTAGCGGAGTATCTTCACCAACATCCCCACAACGAGGATGCAACGGAAGAAGAGATTGACGCAACCCACCAACATGCGGTTGAATTCGCAAAGGCAGAGAAAATGAAGTTTCGCACCACCTCACAAGCCCCGGAAAGCGAAAGGTGATGTTCCGGGGTTAGTTTCCATGTTGGTTTCTCGTGAAGCCGCTCTGTTTTTGGGGCGGCTTTTTTATTATTATCTAACTAAAATGCAGAAAAGTATAACAAGAAAATTGACTGATTTTCAGAATCGTTGTTTTTGAACCGCATCCTGCAATTATTTATTTATGGTTATATAGAAATATGTTTGTTTCTAAAACTAAATCCTTGTATATTTGTACTACGAAACAGGGCGACAATTTTTAACAAGCCTGTTCAATCGACAATGGTAACGACTATCAGTAATTCAGTTAAGACGTGTAAATATGATGATCTCAATTTAGATCAGGCACTCAGCAATTTACGCTTCCGATGTAGTGAAGCAGTTGGTTCGGTTATTATCATATGGTATGATCTTAAGCCAATGCAATGTTATATGATACACAAGCATAATGGCTTCTACCCAATTTCAGTTGAATTGGCTAACGATCTCGACAAGAGCTACTCCGAAGATCGGAAAGCGGTATGATTTTCAGTCAATTTTTGTATTAAAATACAGGCATGTCAGATACAGCATTCGCATACGGTTTGAACGTAAAGGACTTTCGAGAACTCTATAACGACGCGATTGCAGAGGAACGGTTTCATAACGAGAGAACTATTCCAAATCACATTAAATGTGAGCACCATCAGAATATGTCTAAGCAGTGTCGCATATTCCAAAATCAGATATTAGAATACTGCGAAAGCATCGGCATTGACCGCGAAGAGGTAACGGGCAAAATCTCAGTTAAACAATGAAATGAAAATCTTAAAAACAAAACTAAAGCATGGCGACGCTTCGAAGATCGCGGAGGCGTGGAAGTTAACCCCGCAATCAATAACTAACATTTTATCAGGAAAAACGAAATATATTTCTACTGAAATGACCCGGTACTTAGCGGACTTCGTGGGTTGCCCGATTGAAGAAATTGCAACCGAGGCGAACGGGGAATTTTATCTGAAAAACATCTGAACTTATTTGAATTCAAAACACAACAATGACAACACAAATTTTTGAAAGTTACGGCGCATTTTTGAAGCGCACAGATAAAACGATCAATGGCGTTACTCAGGCTTTCGCAGATGCAAATCCGGGTTGGGGTAAGGATGGAAATAACGGAGGCTATTGGAATTGCTCCGGTTGCTCCGATTACTTAGGTTGCTCCGATTGTTTCCCAGATATTCCCATTATTGAAAATATTCACCAGAAAATTTTAGCCGCTATTCAAGACAATGGCAATAGTCTAAATATGTCAGAATGGCATACGTGCAATACCACTCACTGCCGTGGTGGGTGGGCTGTATTTTTGGCAGGTGAAAAAGGAAAGGAATTAGAGAATAATACTTCCACATTATTTGCCGCGATGCAAATTTACAAAGCATCATCACCGATCCGTGTCTATTCGCCGCGTTTTTTTGAAACAGATGAAATCGCAATGAAGGATATAATTCGTTGCGCTCAAGAAGAGGAAGGATTAGTGAAATGATTTCATTTGACCAACAAACCGACAGACTCCGCGAGTCTCAGGAAGTAGAGAACGACCTTACTACCGTGATTGACTGGAATTCCGTAACCGAGAACTCTGCACTTTTCGACATGGAATATCTGGGTGAAGTTTACAGCGGCAAAATGATGTGGGAGGGCGGCAGGGCGCGTCTCATTTCTTGCACCCGTGGAATGCCAGAGAACGCACGGTATGAAGTGATAGTAGCTTTCGAGAATCTTGAATTACTTACACCAATAGAAGAAGAGGAACAGGTTATATGAAGAGAGATATTTCAGATTGGTTCGGTGACATATGTTTTTGGCTTCCTGATAAGATGGAAGAATGGAACTGGCCTAAGCCGATACGATTCTTTCTTACTACATTTTTAACACAACAACTCATATGAGATACGAAATATCAGATCACTCAGTAGAAACAGTCAGGGAATCGCTTGTTAATTTGAACGATTTATCTTCGCGACTTGACCGCATGGCAATCTTTAATGAGCTAACGCCGAGCAATGTTCTAAGTATAACAGAAGACATACGGCAAATGATAATGTACATCTTTAGGGAATTGCCAGTTATTCAACCGGAGGAAGCGACATGAAAACATTTATCATAATCGCTCTCCTTTTCTCCATCAGTTCAGCCGAACCGATCACGAAGAAACAGGATAGGTTAACGCAGATTTTCAACAGGCAGTATGACAGCCTCTACAAGTTTCATTCATTCCACAGCGCGGACTCTGTTTCAGCAGTGAGACGAATGAAGAGGACTCAGGTATTAATCAGTAAACAGAAATGACAGACCAACTCGCATCCGAAGTATTTACCGCCGCGTGGATTACAATCGGCATCTTCATTATCGCATCCCTTCTCTACATCCGACAGAATGATAAGAAGATAAACCAACCACAACCGGAGAGTGATAGACATTTGAATTTCATGGAGAAGAGAGATGCACACTTAATGAAAATAAGGACAAAATAATTTTAAACCAACAAAAATCAATGGAGCAAGCCGGGTTTATTCGAGACGAAAAAGGTATTCTATGGGATAAGAAACAAATCTCAAAAGAAGCGGCAATGGCACTTTATGAGTCTAAAATATGGGTAGAGTGGAGCTTTCAGCAGAAATCAAGATTCCAACTTTTCCAACAAAGGCTATCAATGCCATTCGATAAGTTTCATAAAGCGGTAGAAAAAACATTAAACCGCTCTGTTTGGACGCATGAATTCGGCTTATCTTTCAAAGGTATTCAGGAAGAATTTTTAGGAATCAAGAACGCACCTTCTTTTGAAGACATTATGAATTTGATTCCAGAAGAGAAGCGTATATTTATAACAATTTAATTTATTAAAACCAAATGGAACAAACCCCAGCAAGAACCAAGATCACACCACAAGCGCAGGACTTATTCACCGTCCTCATGAGCGAAGACACCGCTCCATACGATACATTTCGAGCTTCACTAAAGCAACAGGTATCCAGTGAGGTTATGAAGAACGCCGCGAACTATTCCAACCCTAAAGAAATGGAAGCGGCTATAAAGGGCATCTATAACGAACGTTTGAAGGATGCTAAAAAGCTGTTCCGTGAAATATCGGTAAACATCTAAATTTCGGTTTTCACGTGACTCTTCAAAGAGTTACGTATATTTGTAATGAAAACTTCTGTTCAAAATTTGATTTTGCCCGCTCTCGGAGTAGGTGCTTTAGATTTCCTGAACAGAAGTTTACAAAAAGCACAAACAAAAAGAGCGGGTTTTTTATGTCATTCCTTAAAACCAGAGAAGAGTTTTTTCAAGGTGTAACGGGATTTTATGAGGGCATTAGCTTTGATGAATACAAATCATTGAAAGCGATAAATGCAAGTGCATTAAAAGAAATGCCGTACAGCCCCCTACATTGCCACTATGCCTTCACCGTTGGGCGAGAGGATACAGACGCGCTTTCCCTCGGTAGAACATCCCATATAGCCTTATTCGAGCCGGATCGGTTCAGTAAGATGCTCGTAATGCCAGAGTTTACAGGGAAGACTCAGGACGGAAAAGAATCCTCACGATCAAAAGAGGCGAAGGAGAAAAAAGACACTTGGTTAAAAGAACATGAAGGGTGCGAATTTGTAGAACAGGGCGAATACGACACGGCAAAGATACTGGCAGAGTCGGTAATGAAACATCCCGGAGCTAAGAAACTCATTGAAAAGAAATCCTATAATGAGTTAACAGGTGTATGGACTGACCTAACTACCGGGTTACTCTGTAAGCTCCGCATGGATAGGTTTATCATGTTGGATTCTATCCCTACTATCATTGACGCGAAAACATTTTCCGATAGAGTTATTCCTGAAAATGTGAACCGTGAAATCTATAGGCGTAAATATTACTTTTCTAAGGGTTGGTATTTGCGCGGCATTAATGAGATTTTAGGAGACAAGAAAGAAGCGCAATCCATTCTTATTTTCATAGAGACACAACCGCCCCACGGTGTTCTACCTTACAGGTTAGATGAATGGTGGATTGAAAATGCGAACAAAGAAATTCAGTCATCATTAAAGAAATTCAAAGAGTGTCAGGATAAGGGGGAGTGGCCGGGATACTCTCAGGAAATGATTTTATCACAACCGCAGAATTGGATGTTTCAATAAAATAAATATGTCAAACGAACTTAGAAAAATACCTAAATTAGAAGAGCTATACGCGGACGTTGACACTCAAAGAAACGTCTCAGAGCTTGCAATACTTTTGAATCAACCGCCGAAAGAAGACTGGCTGAAGGAACATCCGTATGCGAAAACAGAACTGCCGGACGGTAGAAAGGTAAAGGCAAAATTTATTCCTATAGCTCGTTTAGAGTTCTTAATGACGTACATATTTTCAGATTGGTATGTCGAAATTAAGGAAACAAAACTTTTAGCAAACTCTTTAGTAGTCACGGTTCGCGTTCACTATAAGCGACCGTTCATTCCTTCGGATGCTGACGAATGGCGATGGACAGACGGGGTTGGGGCAGTTCCTATTCAAATCAAAGCGGACACCGGTGGAGCTATTGATTTTCAGAATATGAATTCCACGGCTGTACAGATCGGATTACCCGCCGCCGAGTCTTATGCCTTTAAGGACGCCGTTGAGAAGTTGGGGAAGATTTTCGGTAAAGACCTTAACAGAAAAGACATTTTAGATTACTCTTACATCTTAGGTGCTAAAGATGAGGATAGATTTAAGAATGTTCCAATAGGCGACGTTACGGCCCCGCTACTTGGTGAAGGAAATCAGACACCGATTCCACAATCAAAACAGGACGTTGGAATGCCTGAATTTCTACAGGAAGGATTTAAGGGTAAAGACTAATGGCAGACAACAAAAAGATATTCGTCGGGAGTGGTTGGGTTCAACACCCACAATGGCTAAAGGCAAGTATCACAGAAAGAGGATTGCACGAACTACTAAATAATTTAGAGGGTAGTGGAGGAAAGAGATATGCGAAGATAAATATAAACATTCTACATGAGAAAAACCAATTTGGTAAGGATGTAGAGATTTCACGCGACACATGGAAGAAGGATGCTAACTATTCGGGTTCCAAACCAAAACTGAATGAGCCGATAGATGCTGATTATATAGAGTCAATTCCAAATTCAGAAATCCCCTTCTAACCCATGACACAAAACGAGTCAATCCTAAAACATCTTCAATCCGGGAAGGAGATAACGGCACTTGAAGCACTTTCACTCTATGGCTGTTTTCGTTTAGCGTCCAGAATAAACCAGTTAAAGGCAAACGACAACCCTCACAATATACAGAGCCGAACGATTGATTTAAGTAACGGTAAGAAGGTGTCGCAGTATTTCATACCAGTAGTAGAACCAGAACAGAAATCAATATTTGATTAAATTATGAACACCAGTAGGATAGAGGTTCATTTTCCGAAGTTAACAGATGAACAGTCCGGGATGCTAAACCCGCTTATTAATTATTTCAAAAAGATACATCCCGACTGCCTTTTATTGGTTTACGAAGACCATCCCGGAGAATCGGATTTCTCTGTAAATATGACTCACATAAATTTTGATTTTGACTCTGCAATTTTTCAGGCTGTTTTAGATTGCGACATAGAAGAATTCATCACTAATACGATAAGAATTAAAGAGATCGAAGAAGAAATTTCAGAGATAGAGGGCGAAATAGATTCACTGCAAACCGACATGTGTAATTTAGAGAGAGAAAAGTATAATCTTTTACGAAATAAACGATAATGAAAATAACAATACAAGCATCCGATTTCCAACAGGCTATTCAGAAAGCCTATTCCGTTGTCCCTTCAAGAACACCGATGGCTCTTTTGGAGAGCATAGAATTGAAAATCAGCGACGGGATTTTTACTGTCCGTTCAACCGATTTAGAGATACAGTTCGCATCCGAGGTATACGCAGTTACCAAAGCAAAAAAAGAATCCGCCTGTATCACAATACCGGGTGAGAAGTTTTCCGGGCTTGTTGCATCCATTGACCCTGAGGAAGAGATAGTTCTGGACTTAACAGAAAAAGGATTATCGCTTAAAACTTCAAAAGCAAAATACAATTTCACTGCACCAGATGGCGGTGAGTTGCCGAACTTAGCAAAGGAATTTAAGAGTGAGGAGTCTTTCAAGATAGGTGCATCACTATTAAAGGCACTAATTCAAAGTACCCTCTATGCGGCAATCACGAACAAGGAAGAGAAATCCTTTAACGCGGCAATGGCCGGAATCAATATAAAGGCTAAAGGCGGTACAGTTATTTTTTGCGGCACGACAGGAAAGATACTTTCCAAGTCAACCTTAGAAATAGAAAACGGTTCTGAGTTTGACATCGTTATTCCGGCCAAACTTGCAAACCTTATATTGAAATCATTCAACGATGAGGAGTTGACTGTTTCTTTTGGAGCCGGACAAATTCAGATAAGCAATGAAATGATTTCTATTCATTCTCGGTTGATAGACGAACAATATCCCAACTATCAGGCAATCATAGACGGGCTGAACAATACAAAAATCCTAACCTGTAAAAGAACGGATTTATTAAGTGCTCTGAAACGTATCGGTATTTTTAGCGACTTTGAAACGAAAGCGGTAACGATCAATCTGAAAAAAAATCTCATGTCTTTGGAGATTGCAGACAGCGAAACAGGCTCCGACGGATTAGAGAATATTGAATCGGTATATGAAGATCAGGATTTTACATTCATCATTAATGCAAATTATCTTCTTGCAGACGTTTCTCACATTGACTCGGAACGCATTAAAATGTCGTTCGGAGAAGAGAAAAAACCCGTCACGATTGAACCCTTAGAGCAGGGAACGATTAATTTCTTTACACTTGCAATGCCACGAAATAAATGAGCCTAACGGATTATGCAGAGTTCATCTTTCGCAAAGAAAAAGAACTCAAAGGAGAAGGGTTAAAGCCTATTAACATAAACAGCAAGCTATGGCCGTCACAAGCATATGGCGTTGAATTAGCCCTATGGAATTTGCGATATGCAAACTTTTTTGATACTGGTATGGGGAAGACTGGAGTGTTTTTGGAATATGCTAAACAAGTCACTTCGCAAAAGAACATTGCGGCATTAATCCTTACTCCTTTAGCGGTATCCAAGCAAACTATTGAACAGGGTGAGAACTTCGGAATAGAAGTCAACCGATTGGGTAAGAGTGTTTCAAAAGGTGGAATCTATGTAACGAATTACGATCAAATAGATAATATTGATACGCGACTTTTTGACTGTATCATTTTAGACGAAAGCTCTTGCCTGAAAAATCACACATCGAAAACAAAACAAAAACTAACAGAAGCCTTTTCAAACACGACTTATAAACTTTGCTGTACTGCAACCCCATCACCGAATGACCCTATGGAAATAGGTAATCACTCTGAATTCTTGAATGTACTGAGTAGGAATGAAATGCTTGCGATGTATTTTGTTCATGACGGCGGAGAAACTGCGAAATGGAGATTAAAAAAGCATGGTGTGAATGCTTTCTATAGATGGATGTCTTCATATAGTCTTCTGGCAACGAAACCGAGCGACTTAGGATTTTCAGATGGAGGTTTCCATTTAACAAAATTAAATCTTACAGAGCATAAGATAAAAACAGAGAACAAAGGGGATTCACTGTTTAATGAAATGGCTGTTAACGCGGTAGAGTTTAATCGCACTCTTATGGAGACTATGAAAGAGCGTATGGAAACCACATGTCAACTTCTTACACCTGATGCTACCGTAATATGGGTAAAGCAAAACGAAGAGGCAGATTATCTGAAAAAACTCCTACCTCACGCGGTAGAAGTAAGGGGCAGTCAGAGTACTGAAGAGAAAGAAGAAAAACTTCTTGGTTTCGCTCATGGATATTTTCCGTTAATGATTACGAAAGATCGCATTGCAATGTTTGGATTAAATTATCAGAACTGCCACAATACGATTTTACCATCCCCTGATTTTAGCTACGAGGCAATTTACCAAATTATACGAAGATTCTATAGGTACGGACAAAAGTTTGATGTTAATGCTAAAATTTTAGCCACCGATAGAATGCAAAATGTTATTGAATCATACAAAAGAAAAGAATCACAATGGCAAGAAATGAAAAAACAAATGGTGCGATTGCAGACTATCGCAATGGAGACTGTATCGAATTAATTCAGACACTGCCGGATAATAGCATGGATTTATCGGTGTTCTCTCCGCCGTTTGCTGACCTGTATGTTTATTCCGACAACCCCAGAGATATGGGAAATAGCAGGGATTATAAGGAATTTTTCCAACATTTCTCTTTTCTTATTCCTGAATTGCTTCGCGTTATTAAGCCGGGTAGAGAGGTGTGTGTGCATTGCATGTATCTTCCGATATTAAAAGGCAAAGAGGGGTATGTTGGTGTAAGAGATTTTCCCGGTATGCTTATCCGGGCTTTTGAGGACGGTGGTTTTATTCTACATTCGCCGCCGATCACGGTGTGGAAAAATCCTGTTACTGAAATGCAGAGAACAAAATCATTACGGCTACTTCACAAGCAGTTGAAAAAAGACTCCACGATGTCAGGGATAGGTTGCGCAGATCATATACTTATATTCAGGAAGCCCGGTGACAACGAAGTACCTGTTCAAAACACAAGTGTTCCTGTTGAATTGTGGCAGAAAATCGCATCCCCTGTTTGGGGTGAGGGTCTTATTGACTTTGGCAATACTTTGAATTATAGGGCGGCGCGTGATAATAACGATGAACGTCACATAGCACCATTATCACTGGATATTATAAAATATCTTGTATTGCTTTATTCAAATAAAGGTGAAACTGTATTTTCTCCTTTTGCCGGAATTGCGAGCGAAGGATACCAGTCCATTTTGATGGGACGTAACTTTACAGGTTTTGAAATTAAAAAATCATACTTCGATCAGGGAGAGAAAAACTTGCAGTCTGCAAAGGAAAAATTAAAACAGGAGAATATGTTTTAATGACTTCACCAATCCTAACTCTACAGTCCCATATCAACACCCTCAACTTAGAGAAATCTCAGTTGGAATATGAGTTGCTACATGAGGATGTTCCCCAGAACATCCGGCAATTCCGGCAGGGCATAGAGGATTTGGAGCGAGAGATTTCAGATCATAAACGTGCGATTAAAATACTTGAAGAAAAATGCTAACCACAGAAGATTACGAACTCATTAGCGAAGCACTGGCAGAGTACGAAGAGTCGCTAAAACGTGAGAACGAATACAAGGAAGAGCGAAGAGCGACATTTCTTGCTATGACTGATATGTTTATATCTAAACTACCGGAAGACATTCAACAGGAAGCACACGAATCCCGCGTTGAGTTGAACCCGGATAGTTCGGCGGTGATTGAAAAACCTCAAAAAGTATTGCGTCTCAGGGTTAAAATTCTTGACCTTAAGGAACAATCGTTATTAGAGCAGTTGAAGAATTGATTCGCTAACAGAAAGTCGCCCTTATCACAAAGAGGGATAACTCTCACCGGGGCGGCTGATTTATTTTCATAAAACCGACATGGATAAGAAATTAGGATACGGTCAAAAACAGATGCCCTTACCGGAGCGGGAATTCTACCCCGGCGATCAGGTGCTTATCTACATAAACAAGCCCGACAGTATCGCTCCTTTGACCCGTGAGGGTATTTACGAGGGTTGGTCTACATGGGAGGGCACTATCTATCTTGTGCTCCGTAATGGGGACGCATACCGCCTCATTCCGCATTCCATGTTAACCAGGCAGAGCGTGGCGCGTTTGGGTGGTGTTGCACCTTCGGCTACGTATGAACTTGGAAATAAGCAGAGAAAAAATAAATAATGAAAGGTATTTTCAATAGAATGAAAGATTTATAACGTATATTTGCAATTAGTTCATTTAAGTTAAAAAGTCTACTGGCCATGACAAACGATTTTTCAATCGCTTATTTCTTTCGGGGTGGGTTTCTATGCCAGTAGACTTTACCCTAACAATGACGCTAATACGTTATTGAACCCGAAGGAAGTAAGCGATTTTTTATTTTACGAAATGGAAAATTCACCACAAAAACTTAGCATGACTAAGGCAGAAAGAGTATTAAGAAAATTCTTTTCTGAAAAAGGCATAACAAAAAAACTTAGTGTTGTTAACTACAATGACTCATGGGCTGTAAACGGTATTGATGTTCATGACGAGGAAGTTAAGAGGGCATTAGAGCGTCGCAGAAATAATTTTTTACGTAGGGGGATACTCACAGAAATAGTATAAATACATACCTCCCTAATGGCAACTTACAGACAGCTACACACTAAAATCTGGGACGATAAAAAATTCAAAGAACTTTCTGCTTTGTCTCAGCATTTATTTATTTATCTATTTACTAATTCACACCGCAATGAAGCATGTCTTTACGAAATAACTATAGCCACGATTAGCTATGAATCAAAACTAACTACCGAGCAGGTTCATTCTTGTTTTGAAGAATTGGAGTCTCAAAAAATGGCTTTTTACGACCATGACTGGGGTCTAACATTGGTACCACATGCTATTCTATACCAGTCTCCAAACAACAGGGTAAAGAGCACGGTTATACAACACTGTAACACAACCCGGTCAAATAAATTAAGGGCTGAATTTTTAAGAATTCATCAAAAAGAAGATTGGTACTTATCCTTTATAAAACAACAAGATACGGTTTTTTTAATAGGGTTAGATAATAGGGTTAGTGAACAGTGTAGCGATACAGGGTTACATAGCCCTGTCAGTAACAATATCAATATCAATAACTCTAACTCTGAATTTATTTCTTTGAAAGGGGGAGCGGGGGAAAACTTTCTTTCAGAGCAAATTCAACCGAACGGGGAAGTTAAAAAAACAGATCCTACTTTGGAAGAATGTATTTTGTATTTTGAGATACATGGTTTCCGAGAGCCTAAAAAACAAGGCGAATTATTTTATAATCATTATTTCCCTTTTGAACGGGATGATGGAAGACCATTACAGGATGGTAAATGGAAAAAACTTGCTAACTCATGGAATTTAAGAGCACCTGAATTTGAAAAGAAAACAAATGGAAAATCAAACGGAAAATATACAAATCGAGCAGTCACAACAGAGCAACACAACTCAGGATGGTGAGCCTAAGAAAGTGGCTGATGTTCTTTCAAGATTAAATTTTACTTCTAAGCCTATAGAGTATAAATATAACTGCCTTAGATGTGGGGAAGAAAAAATAAGATTAAGAACAGAAAAATTCATCGGTGGAGATTTACCTGTAGCTATGCGTACTTGTGATGAATGTGTTAAAATAACCTTAGAAGAAAAAGAAACCCAAAGGAGAATAAGTTCATGGGTTCATATATGTCCGCCGCTGTATCAAAATACAAATAGAGATAAACTGCCTGATGAACAGGCAAAAAAGTCATACGATATAATTCAGAATTATAAATTTTCTGAAAAAGGGTTAGTTGTTCACGGTATAACAAGGCGTGGAAAAACACGCGCTGTTTGGGATAGAATTAAGAATGGGTATTTCAATACTGGAATATCTGCTAAATATTGTTTAGGGAGTATGTTTTCCATAATGATTGCGGAAAGTTTTGAAGAGCATCAAACTTCAAGATTAATAAAAGAATTTAGCGATACACCTATTTTATTCTTTGACGATATAGGGCAAATGATTTTTACAGAAAGAGTACAGGAATGTTTATTCACTATTTTGGAAATGCGATGTGCTTATCTACGACCTACAATTTTTACAATGAATGATATAGGTGAAACTTTGAAAGATAAATTTTCAGGTAATCGCGGGGAGGCTTTTGTTGGGAGACTGAAAGAGTTTTGCGAAATCGTAAAATTTTAAATTTATTATCCCCAGAATGACTCACAAACAAATCATAGCCAAAGCCATTGAAATAGCCTGTATGCTTTTCGGTTTGAAGCAAGAAGACGTGGTAGGGCAGAGCAGGCTCCGCAATATATCAAATTGCAGGGCTTGTATTTATTACGCCGTTCGCCTCTCATACACTGGCATCCGTTTTTGGGAAATAGCAGAGTTCATTCCCCGCGATCACGGTACAATGATTAATGGGATAAACCTCATTCTCGGAATGCAAAAGGCGAACCCCAAATATCTAAACGCCAAAGATGTTATGCTTATCGCAAACGCACAGGCCACCACCGAACTTTTAAGAAAATTCATAGAAACCAATCCATGAAAACAGAAACCGAAATCCGTTATGAGGTTCAATGTCAAACCGGATATGAAGAGTATCTACAGACCTTCGCAGACAGTCCCATTATCCGACCGCCAGAACCCTATGAGATTTACCAACGTGCATTCTTGGACGGTTTAGAGTTTGCAATGATAGAAATGAAGCCAAAGTTAAAGAGTAAAGCAAAATGAGATTATTCAAGAGCAAGAAAAAACGAGCATCTGAACTGTTCCAAAAAATCATATCGCGTGAAAACCAGTTGGATTTGGTTGAGAAAATAGAGCGGGTACGATTTCAAGATAAATCTATAATCCCGGGCGATTTAATAGCCGCTCATTATGAATGTTGGTTGCTTGTTGTTAAAAAAGAGGGCACGCATTTAACGATAATGTGGGACAACGGAAAAACTGAAACGGTCAATCATTGCGAGTTGCTGAATATAATCTGTTGGGCTTCGCATTCTAATAGAGAGAATATGAAGGAAATCCCCTACAAGGAACGTTCATACTGGATGTATTACATGGGCAACATATCCGCAAAAGATATTTACAATAAAGCATTTGAACTTCAACTGGAAAAAGCAAAATGAAAATGATAATGTTCGCAGACTCTGTTTGGAGTTGGGTGGGGAGACCCAGTGAACGCTACCCATCACCTATTTTCAGAGAAATGCCAGACCCTCTTCCGCGCGAATGGCGTATTGCAATTCCGCCGGAAATCAAAATGACTGTTAAAACAGCCATGATTGAGGTAGGTGAAATTGAACCAAATGAAGTTAAAATAAAATTATACGATCTTGTGAAAGCCGAGGGTTCAAACGATCCGTTTTATCTTTTGAGGAATGAAGATGCTCTTTGTATCGCTACCAAACTTGAAAAGAGCCTTGATGAATTGTATGGTTTAATTTCACAATGGCGCGAAATCTCATTCCGCGAATTAGAGTCTAAAGGACTAAATCCATACGGTGGATTACAATTCCAAAACGACATTAATATCCCCGGATATTATCACGACTTAATAAAAAGCGTTAGAAAAGCGAAGGCGGAATTCATAGAAGAAAAAAGCGAGAAGTATTTAGGAAAGATGCAAGATGGAACAGGTAGGAAAATAGTTTATTATTACGATTGAAATATACAAGCAAATGATAAAAGACTTAGAGCGTAACAACCTACGGGACTTAGACCAGAGAATGACTGAATATTTGACGGATGATACTATCATTAATCTAAAAAATGACTTACAATCTTTGAAGTCTGAAAACGGAAAACCGCTACTCGATTTAGTTGAGTGTATGCCCCGTTCTTTCTCTCAGATAATAGCTCAACCGGATTCACGCGAAAACGAATTTATACTTTAGCAAACTAATGATTGATAAAATTTTAGTAATATCTGTATTGATTGGAATAATGTTGTGCATTGTTGCAATCTTTGCAATAATTATTTACGATGGAACTGGTTGGCGTGTATTTAAAGGTGCTGAAAAAATACTATTTGTTGGGTCGGCTATTTCTATGATTACCCTTTTTGCAAAATTATGTTTTTTGGTGAAGGAATTATATTTTTAACTTATGATAACCCCAGAAGAATTCTTTGGCGACATGCGGTCATTCCCTATCCGCAAAGAAGATCGGTACGATGAGCCATTGATTGACGACTTCATACGCGGCGAGAAATGCGGAATATGCGGAGCGCACCCGCCGAGCACCGTTTCTCATCTACTTGGTAAAGGCAGAACAGGGAATTGGGCTTCCTCTGTTTTCAAAATGCCTAAGTGTATGGCATGCCACGGTGACTTTGAAGCGTTATCACTTGAAGAATTTGAACTTAAGCACGGTTTTCTACCCGGTGAAATGCGCTTGCATGCTTTCCTTTGGGCTGAAAAAATCACTCAACATCTTTGCCAGAAAATTCGTGAGTTGACGGGGGATCAAAAAACCGAACCACGGAAAGCTAAAGTACGCCAACCCAAGAAGCCAGACTCAGTATTCAAAAAAGTAAAGGGCAACCGAAGCGGACTACAGAAATGCACAATCTGCGGGTTGAAGTCATTCCCCGTAAATCCGGAGCATTACGAGACCTGTTCGGAGTATCAGGGGTGAGCCGTTTATTTTCGTTTTAACGTGCTTTCCTTGCCCGTGGCGCGATTCAAAGCCCAGAGACATACATTCCCCGGGGGATACAGCCCCTATTTCCGACAGGGCGAAGGGGAGAAAGAAGTCTGAAAAAATCTTAAAATAAAATATGATGAATTTGAAGCGTATTGAGCGATTATCGGAAAATCACTAAGGTTCTTTGAAAATGCCGTTAGGATTTTGAAAACCATTAACGTATATTTGTATCGTAAACTTTGAACAACGAAATGAAAAAACCTAAATACGAATGGATTTGCGAAAAATGTAATCAGGTGGTTTATGTGCCGTACTTTCATTCGGTAGAAGCTGAACCTATTTCGCCGGGAGCACCAACATCGCATATTTGTGGAAGTGTCATTGAGAAAAAATCAAATGCAAGGGTTATTTCTTTTGATGCTCTTAAAAGATTGCAATTTACAAATTCTCCTAAACTGCCTAAGACTATCAAGCTAAATAATGAGATTAAAGAATGGGTTGGTATAGGTTGGGTGGAATCTAATAAAAAAAATTACGAGGCGATAATTATATGAAGTTATTAGCATACAATGACCCGCAAAAACTCGCACTTATTTTCAAACGATTATTTGGAATTAAGGTAAAAGAAATGAAGGTGGGTTTAGGAGTAGGGCATTCTTTAGATGTGAACGGAAAATATATCGGACTGTATAGATTTGAAGAAATGCAAATGGAAAAAGTATTCTGGCGTTTATGGGAAAAGATTTTAGAAGAAGGCACTATCACAATCAATACTCTATGAACCGCTTAAAATTTCAAATGATTGAAACGGGCACAACGCCCGAAAAACTTTTAGAATTTCTGAAAAAGAAAAACATCCCTTGCACAATCCAGACAATTCAAAACTGGAAAGAAGGAAGAGTTTCTTTAGAGAAAGCATCGCATGAAAAAGTTATGGCAATCGCTGAATTTTTCAACATCTCCGAAGCCGCCCTTCTCTCTGAATTTGACATTGTAATTAGAAACTAAAAGCGAAAATGAAAATACTAAACACCCACGCCCAACTAACTCAGGCAGTTAAGGATGGGGTGATAACGCGGGAACAGTCTATTGCGATTTCATACCATAGATATGAGTCGCGAGACTTACAAGCGAATGCATCTAAAGTTTGGAGTCCGTTCTTTGCCCTTTATCCGGAAGGGCACTGGCGAGATCGCGGGGCAAAATCATTCGTAGGCGATAAGAAAGAATCACTGCCTCTTGCAATGGAATGGGCTGTTAAAACCTATGGAGAGTTAAACTTAGTTCGTAACCGAATGGGCGATTATGTTCCGAAGATCGTTAATGATATATATCCACTTTCTAAATAGCAGTTCACCCCCTTAACCAAATAACAACTAAAGACACAATGACACAAGTAAAAGAAATAACTTTAACCAAAGAATTTGCAGCATATTTGTAAAACGATCACTTTGACGAATCAGTATGTGAATTCGCCTATTCCGATGCAGATTCCATCGAAGCAAAGAGATTTAATTTCGGAAGGGCTCGGACTTTTAGCTACTCCACAGGAGAACAAAGAGCAATGGCAGAAAAAATTACAACAGTAAAATATAGAACGAAAGACGGCAGAGAATTCACAGACAAAGAATCCGCTTCGGATTGGGAGTCTCTTACGTCAGAGGTAGACAAATGGAATTCTGTTAGAGACTATCGGCACGAAATTCTTATCGGACACAGGGAGAAGGTTCATCTTCATTCCGACGATGAAGGTACTGAGGAAATTATAGTAATGTACGAGACTGGAAGGGAATTTGTTTCCTAACCCCCACCACCCACAAAGAACAGGAGTAGAGAACATGGACATACCGGAACAGCAAGCTCGGATCGACAGCGACGAAACTATAGTATGCGAATTTTGCGGATACCGCTGCTCTATTCAAACTATAGAATCGCACCTGAGAGATTGTTTCCATAATCACGAAAATGATGATGAGGAAGAATTTGACAATGACGAACTCGAATTCGGTTCGGGTATGTCACCAGAGGATAAGTTTTAATTCACATTAACTTCAGGGAGTATGAATAATAAAAAAAAAGAAAGCTGTAAATGCGTGGTGGCCGAACATGCAGTTGCGCCGTGCAGATCGGGAGAATGCTGGCATTTCGGCAATAGTTCAAGGATTAAGCGCGTCTGTATAAATTGCGGCGAAACCGGATTTCAGCAGGACGAATTACAGCAAAATATAAATAGGCAACGCAGAGAAAGTGCCGATGCTTTCAACGCACAATTTTAACTTCAGGGAGCAGAGAGAACGATGGGATGGAGCTTTTGGGACGATTACAACGAACGCAATTCTGATCGAGAAGAGATAGTCTTAACGCCAGAGCAGGTAGAGGCTCGAAGAATTCAATCTGAGCAAGCGAAGCAAAGGGCGGCTATTAGAGATAAAAAGCGCGCCGAACTTCGGGACAAATTCGGGTTGACGAAAGGACAGCTAAAACGTCTTAGCCGGAAAGGTGATTTAGACCGACTTTTGCGAATGTCGCCGTTGCAACTGCAAACCGAACTTCGTAAATGTTGGAGAGGTAAGAATGATGTTTTAAGTATGAAAATTAAAGGAGCTTAACCCCTATGCCCAAACCCCCAACAAAGCAGAGACAGAAACGGTGGATGCCGGAAGAGAGCGGGTCTTTCTACTATATCATATTCGACATTGATAAATGCGAATTTGAAGCCATGCTTGAACCCCACTATGCCAGTAGCTACGATTCTCTTATGGTAAAGAACTGCAACTGTTTCCGCACCAAATCCGAAGCTAACCGAGTCTGCAAGAAGTTGAATTTATCCATCAAGCAAATACTAAAGGAAAGGTAATGAAACCAAAAGAAGTTCTTGATCTTGTCTATGAGGCAGAGGCTACTATAGATAAAATAATGAGTAGCGAATTTACCGTAAAAAGCAAACGGATTGCCCTTGAGGCTATTCGCGATACATTAGATGAAAAGTTAGAAGAGATTCAATATCGGGAAGCCGCATTGATATAAAAAAGCGCGATTTCGATTTACTTGTTAAGTTTTACATTACAGATCAAAAACCATTATGACGCCCCCAAGACCGACACCGAAAGAGGTAGAGAAGCTGTTAGAATCTTATGAATTCTTTAGCAAACCTGAGAATAAAAAATTCACAAGCTCAACTTTCGGAGCTTATCAAATTTGGCGAGATGCTACATAGAAGCATGCAAGGAAAACGAGGGGCTGAAAGAACTACTTTTCATGCGCGGACAAATGAACATCGCGCCTTGTTTTAATTGTGGCTATAACGGCGAAGGATATTACCAACCTGAGCAACATCCGTGTGCTGAATTACATCATAAATTATTTAAGCCATAACACCAACAAAATCAGACATCGAAGCCTACATACAGGCACATCAGGCAGAGATAGAGGATGCGTGGAAGTTGTTTTTAGATTACAGTAATAAATGTGCGCCCGTAGAACCAAAACTTTACGATACTAAGGGATATAATTTTACTTTTTCGGTTTGGTGTGACGGCTATGCTTTTCACGCACTGCAATCCATTCCCGGAGAGGTTAAGTTTGAATGGAGAAAAGATGGAAATCTATACGAGCATCATAAGGTAGAAGAATTGTATGCCGGGAAAGAAAATGCGATTAGGATTTATTATGAAACACGCGAACAGAGACCAAGATAAGGGATACACGGACGCACGGCAAATATACCAAATGCGGCTCTTAATATGCACAAATACGAAGTTGTCCGGCTCTGGGGTGAGCCCTATTATGTTTTCAGGGCTGACTCTGCTACGGTATTTGGTACTACGAATGGTCGTCCGGCGTAATAGATCACAGGGCTCTTCTTATTATCATAGGCGACAGCTGTAAAAGAGCTATGAAGGTACGTTATTACCGATGTGAATCACGGAACCCCAACCCCACTAAAACACGTTGAATAAGGAGTATGAACACTACTAACTCATTTTGGGAAGCGATGTTCCCAGAGCTTAAGCGACTCCGCGAACTACTGCCGGATGAATCATCCTATTTCATGTGTGGCAACGGCTCAACTGGACTGGCAACTTACTTTTTGATCGGATGTAACTAATTAATCCCTCATGCCACATAACCTAACAGACAGACCCAGAACAATAGCAGAGGATTTCGAGCGACTACAGTTCGCAGTAAATGAATTCAAAGTGGCTATGAAAAGGCATCCGATTCTATCAACAGCTTGCATTTTATATGTATTTTTTGTTATGAGATATTTATAATGGGTATAGACTTTTAAGGGAGAATGATTTGAGCGAACAAGTACAAAATAACATCAATGCAATTCAGGACGCGATAAACACATCTGCGCCTTTGAATATGCGTCAGGAAAATTTTTGTATAGAGTATTGCCTAAATAAAGGCAACGGTGGGGATGCGGCTGTTCGTGCGGGGTACTCTGAGGAGTTGGATTCAGCCTATGTTACCGCATCTCGTTTATTAAGAAATCCTAAGATTATCGCTCGTATAGCGCAATTACGGGAAGAATCCGGGGTTGAATCTGGTGTTAACATAGAATGGGCTGTAAGCAATCTTGTAGAAGTAGTAGAACGCTCATTAACCCGCGAAGGAGTAAGAGATTCAGACGGTAATATCATTGAGTGGAAGTACGATTCACGCGGCGTTGTCTCGGCTATTAAGCTCATAGGTGAAATGAAGGGTTGGTTAGAAAAGAAACTACCCGTTTCACCGGATGCTAAAGCCGCCCGATCCGTACTTGAAGTTGATTACACCCATGCCTTCAAACTCGGGCTAAGAGGTGAGGAGTTATACAGCGCACTGGAAGCATCAACCCCGCATCATTCCCGCGAAGAGATAGACGCTTATGTTGCTACTCTGCCGGATAATATGAAGCCGTAAACCCAAAACGATTTATTGTTTATGTTGTTGAGTCTCCAGAATTCCCAACCTAAACACTTTGACTCACAACAAACAGGGCATATAAAGTTTTGAATCTATACGTTTTTAACCTCTGAGGTTAATATCTCAATAATTCACACTCTCTCGTAAGTAATGGAGCGAAGACTCCGGTTCACCGTTGAGATTTCGTGACCCATGAAAGCGAGAGATTTTATTTTCTAGTTTTCGCATGACCCCGGAAATAATGTTGTATATTCGCATTGAAACTTTGACAAAAAAAACCTACCTGTTTTCCGAAACCGATTGCCGCGTTTACTTGTCAAAGTTTAACGGCTACCTTTAATGGTACCTCGGTTTCGCAAAGCAGGTTTTTTGTTTACTAAACTTTGACATACTAATATGGAAACATTACTCAGCTATCACAACGACCAGAGCGTAAAAGATGCCCTCATTCAGAGAATGGAAGGACATGCAAGAGCCGATGAAATATTACAAGGTGCAACAGGACAGGGAGGCAAAGGCTGTACGGTCTGGTGCGCTCTTAACAACGGCACTCTGAAAGAAGGATATAGTCATTCATCCTTTAAAAAGATTCTCGGCTTACCGAAATGGCTTGCAATTTTACAGGATAGGATATTTGAAGGACTGGCAACGGATGACGCGAAGGAGTTCTCTCTGGAATGGCCGAAAGCTATACCGGTTGGGAAAGACCTAACCAAAGTTAAATATCAATTCCTGAAATGGGTTTTGAAAGACGGCGAGAAAAACACCTATCAATACTGCACAGACAACGGCAAGATCGCAACGGATAAGGTTTATGCTCTATTGTTCCGGGCTGAGTTAGGTGATATGCCGAGCATTGACGAATGGAGAGAAGCGCAGAAAGCCGCCTACGCCGCCGCCGACGCCGACGCCGCCTACGCCGCCGCCGCCGACGCCGCCGCCTACGCCGCCGCCTACGCCGCCGCCGACGCCGCCGCCGCCGCCGCCGCCTACGCCGCCGCCGCCTACGCCTACGCCTACGCCGACGCCGCCGCCGCCGACGCCGACGCCGCCGCCTACGCCGCCGCCGCCG